ACAGCTTTAGGATATGATTCTGTAGTAGCTATAACAGATAGCGAGTTGTTAGTGTCACCTCAAAAAAGAGCTGATATATACAAAGGAGTAACTAGAACAGGGGCAAAACAAGACAAGGTCCCTATGGCAGGTGGCTATGGTGCAATATCTAAAATATCTATACAAGAAATAACAAATATAATAGATAACTCTGATGATGTCCTTTCTTTTAATCCCGGCAGAGAATCTGCTGGTATAAACGGAGTTCATTTATTTGTAAATAAAGATGGCTATGCAGTTAAATCTATAGAGGGAACTGCTGTACATTTTGGAGGAAAGGTTTTTGTAAAAGGGAAAGTTAACTTCTGGACAGAGCAAGAAGCACCAAAGCCATTAGACAATATACCAACTGACGTAAAATATATACCATCAGAGCCTAAATATTCTTTGATAGGCAAGAGACAGCAAGAAAAGTTTAGTAAACTTAGAAATGAGATACGAGTAAATCTTTCTGCGGCAACAGGAACAATTACTGGTTTAAAGAATTTACAAGACGCAGCAAATGCTGGAGACGAAGATGCAATGACGGCTCTTCAAGAGGTTGCTATAAACTCTGTAAATTATTTAACTGGCGCAATACCAAGTGTTGAAGTAACACCTACACCTGCTTACGGCCTTTATGGCAGCGCGTTAGAACCGGCGGTAGGTCTAAACATAGAATTTGATACTGATAAAAAAGATTTAGCTTTATCCGCATTAGCTCAGTTTGCAAGTAATTTTAATCAAGAGCAAATACATGTTAGAGAAAAAGCTCAAAATAGATTAGTCGGATATAAATATGGAGATGGTAGTTTTAACACACCTATTGTGACATTTAAACTATCAGAGAGTATACCAAAAAAAGAATTATCTAGTATTATAGATAAATCTGGTTTAGCTGGATTCACGGTAACTGACAAATCATTACAGTCATATTATTTAGGAGACCCAAATGACAGAACAGAAATACGAAAATTTAGAGCAGCCACTAGACGAGCCGGGCAACTTCTTGGAACAAGAGTTTCAGCTATTAGTACAGGACTTGAAAGACTCTGGGCTTACGGTAGAGGATATGGGGCAACAAACACCTATGAACAAATCGAGGGTATCTTTCCACTCCCTAAAACAGACCAAGCAGACAGGACAGCAAACAGAATAGCAACAAGATTAGCTCAAAGAATTGTTGATCCAACTATACAGGCAAAGACATTAACTGAACAACAAAAATTATTACAAATGGATATAGCTAAAGAGTATGATGCTATGTCTCTTAATAATTTAGATAATGATATTGTAAGAAGAGCTTATAGTGAATTAGCTCAAGAAGTTACAGAGCAATATAATGCTATGCCTATAAAGGTAGAGATTTATGAAGGCCAAGGTGAGCCTTATACTGGTGCTAAAATGTCTGAAGCAATGCGCAAAGATATATTGCAAAACAATCATTTATATATATTTGGAACAGATGTAAATACATTTGGACCAGAAGGTGTTGTGTATGACAATCATCCTTTATTAGAAACTACAGGAATTGTAGATATAAATGGAAGGCCAATGCTTGTTAATGACTTGTTAAGAGCCGTTCATGATTATTATGCTCATACAATGTCCACTGTTGGTTTTGGCCCATTAGGAGAAGAGGCTGCTTGGCGTAATCATATGATTATGACTAAAAGTCCTTATGCAAGATGGGCGCTTACATCAGAAACTAGAGGTCAAAATAGTTGGGTTAATTTTAATGAACAGGCTTTAGATGTAGAAAAATTATCTGACAGACCTTTTGCAGAACAAAAAGTAGATTTACTTCCTGTAAAATATTTGATTACTAACGATCAAGAAGTAGATGCAACTTTATCAGAGTTGCAAGATTTAAACTTACAAGAAGATGATGAAAAGTTTTCTATAAAAGGAATAAAGCCAAAAAGTATAACGATAGTAAATAGATTAGATGATAATGGAAACTTTATACAATCTGCAAAACCAGAAAGTGTAAAGATGACGAATGCTATAAAGAAACTTCATCAAGAGAAAGGCGGCGTTGTTCTTGATATAGAAGATGCTCAGGATAGAGAGATAGCAGAAAGAGCTATATTAATAGAGTTAAAAGAGTTTGTTAATGCAGATGAGTCTGCAATTGGTTGGTATGACGACAAAATTAAAACAGCTAAAAAGTTATACGCTATAAAAATTCCAGAAATAGCTAATGATAAGAATGCTGAGTCTGCATTTGATTTTGCTCTTGCTATTACATCTAATGGTGAAGCTGTTAAGTCTCAAAGTTCATCTATTAAAAGGCAAATGGAAAATTGGAAAACAACAGGTAGGTTTTTAGAAGATAATCAAGGGAATCAAGCTACTGGAATGACTAAATCTTTTAAAGTTTATAATTTATTAAAAGATAAAGGTTTAACAGACCAAGATATAAAACAATTTTTACAAATAAAAAAATCTAAAAAAGAGATAGAAACTTTACCCGAGATTCAAGAATTAAATCAATTTTTAAATAAAGATATAAAAATTACTGGAGAGTTAATTGATGAGATGGTTCCAATGTCTTTTATATTTGGTAGCAAGATAGGTTCTTTTTATCAAAATATAATTGGCAATTATGAATACCTGACTATGGACAGATGGTTTATGCGTTCTATGAACAGGATATTTGGCACACCGTTTAAGATTATTAAACCTGACACATTAACAAAGAATAGAAGAGAAGCATTAGATGGCATTAATGATGCTTTAGAAAATGGTACAGCAGATGAAAAAACAAGAATAAAAGTTGCTACAGATGAGCTGGGAATTGATATTATAAATGAGTCTAATATTGTTGATTTGTCTATTATTATAAACAATAAGCTACAAAAAGATATCGAAAGAGTTGGTAGAGCTGGTCCAACAAAGCCATTTATAGAAAAAACTAAAACAGACATGTTAAAAGCAACACAAAGACTTGCTGAAAACTCTGTCGATACTTTGCAAGAATCTCCAAAGAATGGCACTCAAAGAAAAGTTTTTAGAAATATGTTCGCAAGGATTGTTACAAAGTTTAACAGAACATCAAACAGACAGATTACAATAGCAGATGCCCAAGCAGTTTATTGGTACGGAGAAAAAAGATTATTTAAAAGTTTAGGAGTTAGAACTGGGCAAGGTAGCGACAATGATTATGTAGATGCTGCTATAGATTTTTTAAGAAAGGAAGGCGTAAATGAAGAAACAATTGGAGAAGCACTCCCCTCAGCAGAGCGAGAGCAACGCCTTGGTGACAGAAATACCAGACAACAAGCTCTCCTCTCTACTGGACAGGTTGCTGAAAATAACGGGTATGCAAAAAGAAAGTTTACAGAAGAAGAAATAGCTGATCGTGATGTTTTAGAATCTTTTGATAATGATGAAATAAATAATCTTAAAGAAGATATTGATAATGTTAAGTATGCATTTTTAAAAAGACCAAGTGTTAATAAAAAGAAAAGGAACTTTACAGAAGAGCATGAAAATTCAAAGAGTGATTTTTCTGATTATGTGTATGGATTTATTAGAAGAAAGAATGCTAATAATCAAGAAGTAACTGTTCCTATATTATATCCTACAGGAGAGCACTCTGAGATTGGGCCTTATAGATATAAGGGCTTTGGAAAAAAGCATGTTGATGCAGTAAGACCTTTAAGAGTTAGAAACAGATTTAATAAACTTGTTGAGATTGGAGAGAAAAGTCATGCACAAGAAATAATGGATATATTTGGAGAAGGTTTTGACTCTGCTGATGAAGTTATAGAAGATGCATTGCATAAATTTGAGTTACAACAAAGTAGAAATGTTGATTATGGAATATATCCTGACCCAGCAGAGCGGTCTGGAGAAACGTTATTTTTTGATAAATTAAAATCTTCTGGTGATAGACAGTATAGATTAGTTATATCTTTGAAAGAAGTTAAGCCCGGTCAGCCTGTTGACAAAACAGTTGCCACTGATGATGATCCTAGTGCTCCAGTCACTTTTAAATCTAGAGTTTTTGTTGTTCAAACAGCTTATCCAAAAGAAAAGAAGTATAGTTACTCAACTTTAGGTTCACCAACAATGAATCTACAAGAAACACCAACAAGTCAAACTATATTAGAAGGTGTTGCTAACGCAAGATTAAAAATAAGATATGATAATTTATCAAAAGTTTTAGCAAGATTTGGGCATAAATTTACAATAGGAAGAGCTGATGAAGAGAAATTAAGAAAAGCTGCTCAAGATTTATTGATACAAACACAAGATAGGTTTTTGCCTATTGGTGCTTTAATGGATAAATTTAGAGAAGCTGGAGTAAATATTACAGATGCAATGGATGTGTATTTACAAGAAGAACTCTATCATGGAGTTGCTGGTGCAAAGGTTGATAAGGCTCAAAAAGAATTATTTGAACCTATGATGAAACAAGTAGATTCATTAAATGTTAGTGAAGAATCATTAAACGATTTAAAATCATTATCAAAGTTTTATAGAATAGCCTCTGGTGGAAGATATATTAGCAATAAGTTAGCACTTGCTGATGCCATCCTTTATGCATCGCATGCGGAAGAAAGGAACATAGAGTTAAATAATCCAAAAGCTTCTGGGATGCATACCAACGAGGCTAATAGAATATTAGGTTGGATTAATACTTTGCCACAAACAGAAAAAGATAAAATAAACTTAATTATAAATTCTGCAAAATCTATAGTTAAAAATACAAATGAAGAAAGAGTGCAAGGTGGTTTAATACCAGAAGTTTTTGTAAATGACAAAGGTGAACAATATACAAATATATATGAAAACTATGTGCCATTGAGAGGTGATTTAGGTTTTGAAGAAGAAATAAATGCAGACAATAATTTTGAAGAAAGAGAAGAAAACTTTATAATACAAAATTTATTTGGAGCATTAGGTAAGCCAGACAGAAAAGCTAAAGGAAGAATTAGAAGTGATGAAGGTGGCGATTCTGATTATTATGCAGAGAATATAATAGCATCTTTATTTGCCCAAAATAATAAATCTATAGCAGACGCAGAAAGAAACAAAGTTGGTTTATCATATTTAAATTTAGTCAGAGGAATAGAAGAAGGCGAAGTCGTTGTTAACAATGATTTAAAAAAAGAAATGCAACACTTGTCTGGTGTTTATTTTAAAAAAGATGACATACCTAAACAGCAAAGAGGAGATGGCAGTCCTGATAAAGTTAAAGAACCTTTTTTGACTGTAAGAGAAAATGGCAGAGAAGTTTATATAACTTTTAATGATCCTAGAATAGCAAGGGCTATGAAAGGCATGATGACCCCAGAGAGCGTTGGTAGATTTACAAGAGCTCTTGGTAAACTTAACAGGTATTTGTCTAATATTAACACAACATATAATCCATCTTTTGTTATACCAAACTTTGCTCGTGACTTAGCAACCGCTGGTGTTAATGTTCAGCAATATGATGAAAAAGGATTAACTTCTGAAGTTTTAAAAGGCACATTTGGTGCAGTAAATGGCATTCGTAAAAATCTTCGTGATGGAGATACAAATAATTTTTGGTCAAAAGAATACCTCAAGTTTGTTGATGCCGGAGGAAAGAACGCAACAAACCAAATGAATGACTTGCAAGATCAAATGAACAGAATAAAAGGAATACTAAGTGATGTGTCCGATAATAGTAAAAAAGGAAAGTTAGGTTTAGTTAAAAACGCATTTAAAGGACTGGGTAAATTTTTAGATGATTACAATACAGCAGTGGAAAATGGTGTTCGTGTCTCTACTTATACAGCGTTAGTAAAACGTGGCGTTACTCCTGCCCGCGCAGCACAAGCGGCAAGGAACATAACAGTAAACTTTGCAAAAGGTGGAGAACAAAAACAATTTTTAAATTCTTGGTATCTGTTTTATAATGCATCATTTCAAGGATCAATGGCACTTATTAATGCTGCGGTTAAATCTAAGCGTGTAAGAAAAGTTTGGGCTGGTCTTGTTGTCTATGGAATTGTTCAAGATCAATTTAATGCATTTCTTTCAGGTGATGAAGATGATGATGGTGTATTAGATTATGATAAATTAAATAGACACGTTCTTGAACACAACTTTATTTTACCTACATTTGGTTTAGCTGATGATAAATATATATCTATACCACTTGCATATGGATTGAATGTAGCAGTTAATTTAGGCCGCTCTATGTCTCGCGCAGCAAGAGGCGAGTACACTGCGGGCCAAGCATCAAGATCAATATTTGGAACTACATTTGAAAGTTTAAGCCCATTTGGTGGTTTTGATAATTTTTATAACTTAGCAGCACCTACAGTTCTGGACCCATTTATCAGTGTGGCTATCAACGAGGATTACAAAGGTGATCCAATATTTAAGGAGAGCCCTCAGTTTGCATCAAGACCTGTTCCAAATAGTCAGGCATATTGGTCAAGCACTTCTAGAATACCAAAAAGTATTGTGGACTTTATAAATACAGCCACAGGTGGAGATGCAGTAGAAAGTGGTTTAATTGATATGTCGCCAGATGTTTTGGAGTTTTGGTTTGATTATGCAACTGGTGGAGTGGGTAGATTTGTTCAAAGGTCAGTAGAAGCACCATTTAATATAATTGACGCTATCAACGGTGATTTCCAAGCTCCGATTACAACGGCAATACCATTTGCAAGAAAAGTAATTATATCTCCAAGTGAAAGGCAAGATGTATCTGATTATTTAGAAAACAGAAAAGCATTGTTTACCATAATGGCTAGGTACGATTTGGCTAGGAGGTCTGGAGATATTGATTCAATAAATGATGTGTTAGAAGATAATAAAGAGCAATTAAGAATAGTTCCAAGATTAAAGGCTATAGATAACGCAAGAAATAGACTGTTAAGACAAATAAGAGAATTAGAAAGAAATGTTAGGTTAGACGAAACAACTAGAAAAAACTTAATTAGAATAAGAAGAGAAAGAATAAACGATCTTATGAGAAGAGGGCTTATCTTGATGAGATCTGTTGGTCTTAGAGAGGCAAGTTAAAAGTTAACTTTAACTTTTATGATAGCTAAAAGTTCGTGATTTTAATACTCCTTCTTCTCGCAGCCCGAATCGGCATGACAGAAACATACTAAAAGTTCATGATTTCATGACCCTATCTCTGAGCCCACGCACCTGCGTTTTTAGACGGAGGTACTAGAACGCCACCCCAATCCCTTGGGCTCTACTGCGAGAGGCATAAATACCTCTCTTGTTTTGTAACTTAATCTAGTGGGATTGTGGTTATGCTGTAACCTTGTGTTGTCTCATTGATCTAACCTTTATCTCATTTTCTATTTTACCTATAGTTTGATTAAGGTATCTTTTCTCTTTAGAAACTGGGTGGTTATACGCATAAGGGTGTGGGTGGTCTTCGTCTATCTTTCTCAAGTACACTTTCATACTTGTAACAAACAATTCTAGTTCTTTTGTAGATATCTTGAGATGGGACATCTTTATATCTTTATTGCTCTAATATTAGCTTGTTGGGTTCTCCAAGCCTCTATCTTGACCTCTGCTGAGGCACGAAAGAATCTAAGCCTCTCATCTTGATATATAGCTTCTTTTAGTGTCTTTAAATGGCTTATATAATCATCATGTGCATAAGCCTCTCTTTCTTGTGCAGAAACAGACAAGTCTTGATATTTACTCATTAGCAATGCCTTGATAGACTTTCTATACTCTTCTAAATATATTCTTGTTGCTCTGGCTTTAGCACAAGCATCAGCGTTATCTCTTAGCCAATCTACGGCTTTCTGTACGTCATCTTCACTAATAGCTTTCATTTCTTTCCTTTCTTTATTTTAATTAATTCTTTGAGATACCAAAACGCTTTTTCTAAATCTTCTGTTTTATTTTTATGCTCATGTCTCCATAGATATTTCATAATATTACCTTGAAGATAATATTGATATCCATTTCCAAGAGCAGATTTTATGGCATCTATACATTCAACACTACCTTTTCTGTAGTGTCTTGGTCTGTTTACATTATCTTTTTTCATTTTCTTTCCTATATATTTTATGTTTTAAAATTAACTTTAACTTTTCGTTGATTCCTTTATTACTATGAACTTTGTTATGGCAACTTCTACATAGTGGGAACAAGTTATCAATCCTATTTAAACGATTTCCCTTAACTCCACCCATTCCTTTTTGCTCAATGTGATGTATGTCAACTGCCACTTCTTTAACACAAAGCCAACATATGGGTACATCTTGCTCACAATACCCCCAGTAGTCAGCAAATAGCTTTTTATAGTTCTTGCTCGTCTTCATCTTCTTCCTCAAACTTCTTTACCAGACATATTGGGCAACCATATGCAATCATAACTCTGCCCTCATCAAACTTAACACCAAATCTCTTCATTGAGACTCTACATCTATCGCACAAAACAAGTTTTCCCATTACTCACTCCTAAGATTTGTTAACACGAATACACTCATCTATGATTACCCTATGGTAAGATGATATCTCTTCTGTCTTGTATTTAAATAACCTCATCTGGCATTCTCTTTTAGTTTCAAACTCCCATTTAAACATATGGGTAAAACAACCTTGCTTTGCTCTTCCGTCAGCTATCCATACACTACATATTATCGCCATTGCTTTAAACATAATTATCCTTAATGCCATGCTCTTTATGATGGCAAGTTATGCAAAGTAAACGACACTTCTGTATTTCTCTATGTATTTTGTCCATAGAATGATTTTTACCAACCAATCTAGATACGTTAGCAATTTTGCTTGTTGGGTCTACATGGTGAAAATGCAAAACATCTGGATTATCTTTATATCCACATCTTTCACAACCAATTTGTCTTTTGTATTCTTTGATTTGTTGTCTTTTTTTAGACTTTGTTCTTGCATTTAATATATTATGAGTTTTTCTTTTTTCTTTATACTTTAGAGAAATATTAAACTCCCAATTATTGAAAAATATTCTCATACACTAATCTCTTCTTTCATTTTTACATCTTTAAATTTTGATATTTTAAAATGACATACTGGCTCTACATCTTGCCAATCGTTTCTGTCATTTCTTCCACCTCTCTTGCACGAGAAGTTTTCATTTAAATTAATCCAACCCATTCCGTCTAGCCACGATACCAACAGAATAGATTTTGTATTTGTGATATTCGATAATTGATTTGCCTTAATAACTTTGTCTAGGGATATGATATAAGTTTCAAAATCTGATCTTCTGTACTTTCGCCGTTTTATTTCGCAGAACCCCATCAAAGAGTTATTTCTATACATGGCATAATCAAGTTTATATGATAAGGGCAGTTTACTAAAGTTCACATTCCATAGATTTGAAACATGGTTAATAATACTGCCCTCATTGTTCAAGTCTTCACTTGTTTCATATTTTGGTCTAGTGTTCACAAAAGTTACTCTTCACTTTTAGTAGAGACCCAATCGTCAAGTTCTTGCTTTTTCCAAAGCTTCTTTGCTTTTAATATAGAATAACCTTTTGGGAAGTTTTCATCTGATTTAATTATTCTATATAAAGAGGCTCTGTTTATGTTCAGGTACTCAGCAACATCAGTTGTAGTTAGCCATTCTTTACTTACTTTACTACTATCATTGTATTTATTGTTATCCATGAAAATCTCCTAGAATGGATTGCCTTTTTTCTTCTTTTCTTTGTAAGGTATTGTTGCAATTAATCTAAGCCAATTAGTTCCCCTCTTGGTTTGCTTTCCCCAAGCGATCATATCACATTCTAGGTCAAACATTTTTGTTTTATCTACAGTATTCCAATCTATATTAGGGTTTTTCTTTTCCCACAAAGCGACTTGTTTTTTTCTTTTCTCTATCAAGTAATCAAGGACTTCAGATGTTATTTTCATATAACCATTATAATCTGGGTCATTTGCACCTCTTTTTCTTTCATTGGTAAATATAGAACCACTAGGCTCATACTGTAATTCTTGTATATTTTCTTCAGACATTATTTTTCTCCTTGTTTAGTATTGTCTTTTAACCATTTCATTAACTCTGTATGTTTTTCACTATCTTTTTCTTTGTATAGATCAAACAATTCTTTATTTAATTCCCACAACTCAATAGCTTTGTCATAGTCATTTCCAGACAATTCAACAAAACCTTTCATTGTAGTTATAAAGTCTTCTTCAGAAATTACCTTTTGCTCTCCATCATTTAAGTCTTTGAAGTATTTTATCTCTCCAAAGAACGGAACAACCTCAGCATTAGGAAAGTGTTTTTTGATTTCTTTTACAGTTTCATCTTTTTCTGCAAGTTTATCTAACTCTTTCTTACCATCAAAAATTTCTTTTTTTGGTGGGTCTGCCTTTGGTGGATCAGATTTTTTAAATTCATCAGCCTCTTCTTCAGAGTAAAAATCTCCATGCACACCTAATAATTTTAAGATAACTCTGTCGATTGCTCTTTTCTCAGCCATAGCGTAGATGTATTTGTTAGATGTATTTTGTGGACTTACTTCTCCAATAGACCAAGCAGTATTCTTCCCCTTGCCATCATCTATGTAACCTTGAACAGACAAAGCAACTATGCCTTTTTCTGTACTGTTTTCAATCATGGTCGGTGGGTCAAACCACATACCTAAATGTGCAGAGACCTTTTCTAGTGCTTTGTGTTTTACTATTAAAGCGTTCCTATTCTGAGGCAAAGACCAAACTGCACTATTTCTATCTTTTACATCAACGATCTCTCCAACCTCTTGTAAAAGTTTTTTTAGTTTGTCGTTTATCTCTGCCATTACTTAACTCCAAAAATAATCTTAAACCATCTTACTAAGAAAAAATCTTTTTCTGGCTTTTGTGCTTTATCTGTAGCTTCTCTTATGTGAGAAACTGGCACTTTGGGTTTTGAGGCTTTCTTTATTTCTGCCTTTACCTTAACATCAGCTTTAACAAAAGCCTCGTTTTCTGGTGTGTCTGGATTGTCTGCGACAAATCTACCCTTGCTAGTTCTTGCTCTTTTCAACTTACTTGCAGTTTCTTTAGTTTTCTTCTTTGCCATTTTTCACTCCTTTGTTGTATTGTTGACAAAAATCTGCAACGGAACAATAGTTGCCCTTGCATCTGTTATATTCGCCTTGACGAAAATCTATTTCATAGCCACCAGTATATTTAGGCATATAGGCACTATCTGTATTTTTATGCCATTCCATATACTTGATAGCCTCTTCTTCTGTATCTAAAACTCTTAATGCTCTTTTCTGTGCTTTCTTTCTAACTGCCCAACTGTCTTTCTTTTTCCATCTCTCGTCATCAGAGCATAGGGGTAATTTATTTTGCAGATCGTAATTTATTTGAGCGTTTTGATGTAAGGAAATTCTTTCGTTTATATATTTTTTTCTTTCCTCTGGTGTCCATAAAGGTATATCAACCAACACAACTGGTGTTTTGGGATAGTCCTCTTTTTTCTCAGCGTCTCTTCTATTCCAATCTCTTAGTATGGCACATATGTTTAGCTTGTTTACTTTCTTTTTTTCTTTTGAGAAAGGTGTAAAAACTGCATGGTAATTTTGTTCACATAGGTAGGCATAGCAGTTTAACTGCCTCTCCCATTCTATCTTTCCAAAGATAACAGACCAAACAGAGGTAACTTTGTAATCAACTATGTTAACACTACCATCTTTTTTATCTATCTCTTGCCTATCAATAGCACCAGAGAACTTCCAACCATTTACCTCTGCATACAATCTTTGCTCTGTCTCAGAAAACATTGTGTCTTCAGACCTTTCAAGAATGGCATGAACTGATGTTCCAAACAAAGACCATATCTGATCTACTGCATCTATTTCTATTTCATCTTGGTGTTTTTGCCTCATCAAGGCAACTCTAGGACTATCAATAAGTGAGGTTACTGATATATCAGCATCTCCTCTGCTATACTTATCGTTTTTAATAAAATCAACAAAAGGTTGTGGTAACCCAAATTTATTGGTAATCTTCATGTAAACTCCTATGTGTTAGTTTCTATGTATATCATGCAGTAACATTATGTCAAATAAAATTTATCCATCAACTAAATTTGTTATTTACGGAGAACCAGCAAGTAAAAGCAATAGCAGAAAAATCGTTAAATTTGGAAAAAGATTTGGCGTAATAAAATCAGAAAAAGCTAGGAACTATGTAAAGATATTTGCTGAACAATGCCCACAATTAGAAAAACTTATTGAACTTGATGTCAAAGTTGAGATAAAAATATATTATCAATCAAGGAGACCAGATTTAGATGAAAGCGTGATATTAGATTGTATGCAAGGAAAGATATATGTTAATGACAGACAAGTTAAACAGAAACATATATTCTGGGGAATTGATAGGGAACAACCCAGAACTCACATCAGAGTTACGCCTATGGAGATTTGTGATATGCCAAGCGATTTCTGATAGTTATCTAGGCACGAACAAAGAAAAGATAACCATAGGACTTTGGATAAGAGGAGATGACTTTACAAAAGTATGCGATCTTGCTGACTTAAATTCAGAGAATGTTAGAAAATCTATTTACGAAATATTAATAAGCAAACCAATTATTGCCAGACATCTTGGCGAGAAGTTAAAAAAATTCATACAAAATCACGCCTCAAGACATCACTAACTAGATTAGTTCTACTAGTCTAGTATAATATATATTATAACTACTAGACTAGTATAATACTAGTACTAGTATAAGGGGGTTCTAAAAGTTTTGAATTTTAATTTTCATTTTGAGATTTTTGTGGCAGCCAAAAAATTACGAAGACTTAACATCTTGAACTTATAAGTTAAAATTAACTTTTGTCTTGATTATGGATTATTTTATGATTATGTTTTTCGTTGTAACACATGGAGTAAATTAATGGAAAATAGTGAAAGCATCAAGAGTGATGCATTAAGATTAGGGAGTGGTCAACATAAAGTTAATTGTCCATTCTGCACCCACCTTAGAAAAAAGAAACATTTAAAAACTCTGTCATTAAAAGTAGAAGAGAAAAGCATTTTCTTTAACTGTTGGCATTGCTCAAAAGATGGAGTGATAAAGATAAAGCAAGACAATTTTAAATTTATACGGAGAGAACCTTTGAGCCAGACGATAGAAAAGAAATGGAATGATATTGATAATAATGTTGTAACTTATTTAAAATCCAGAGGCATATCAAAAGATACTGCGATTAAATCTGGATTAAAATATACGAAACAATTTATATCTGGCACTAACAAAGAAGAGAACTGCATAGTTTTTCCATACTTTAACAAAGGCAAAATGGAATATGCAAAGCTGAGAAGTTTTCCAGAAAAAGGATTTTCAAGTCATGGTTCAGCATTGAATTTTTACAACATAGATAGTGTTGAGGAAAAGGATTGGGTTATTATTTGTGAGGGAGAAATAGATTGTTTAAGTTTTAAAGAGATTGGATTAAACCAAGTTGTTTCTATTCCTCATGGTGCTGTAATGAAAGTTACAGACGGAAAAATAGACCCACAAGAGGACACAAAGTTTAGGTTTATTTGGAACGCTAAATCAAAACTAGATAAATGTAATAAAATTATATTGGCATTGGATAATGATAAATCTGGTCAAGCTATGGCTGAGGAGATAGCCAGAAGAGTTGGTAAGGATAAATGTTGGAAGATAGAATACCCAGATGGTTGTAAAGATGCCAATGAAGTTTTGGTTAAATTTGGTGTAGAAAAATTAGACGAGATAGCTACGAGACCAATACCTTATCCAGTAAGTGGATTGTATGATGCAGAACATTTTTATGAGGAAGTTGATGATATTTACGACAAGGGTGTAGGTACAGGAATATCGACAGGGTACAAAGATGTAGACGATATTTATACTGTTGTTGAGGGTCAGCTATCTGTGGTAACAGGACACCCCTCTTCTGGTAAATCTGAGTTCATAGATCAGATAATGGTCAATATAGCAAAAGAAAAAAATTGGAAGTTTGGCATATGCTCTTTTGAGAACGAGCCAAGAATACACATATCAAAACTTATTAGTAAGTATTTAGAGAAACCTTTTTTTGGAGATGCATCTAAACGTATGTCAAAAGAAGAATTAAAAGAGGGAAAGGAGTTTGTACAAAAACATTTTAGTTTTTTGTATCAAGCTGATGGTAGTTTATCTTCTCTTGATAGCATCATAACCAGAATGAAGATTGCAGTTATGAGGCATGGGGTTAGAGGAATAATTATAGACCCTTATAACTACATAGCCAGAGATCAAGACACTTCTGAAACAGATTGGATATCTGAGATGCTTACAAAGTTAAGAGTATTCGCACAAGCACATAGTATACATATTTGGTTTGTTGCACACCCAACTAAGATGATGAGACGAGATGACGGCACAGTACCACCACCTAAAGGATATGATATTTCTGGAAGTGCATCATGGTTTGCTAAAGCTGATGTTGGATTAACAGTTCATAGACCAAATCCATCTTATTCTGATATCAGCGAGATATTAGTTTGGAAATGTAGATTTTCTTGGGTGGGTGCTATAGGTCAATGCAGTTTGTTATTTAACAAATTAACAACGACATATTCCTCTACTAGCGAGTACTATGAAAGAGATAAATTCTTAGCACCAAGACCTATTGAGGGGTCTGTAAAAACTGAAGAACCAGATAAAGATGAAGTCCCATTCTAAAAAATTCTATCAACGAGACCATAGGAAGATAAAGCCAGAGTTCGTTGGTAATACAAATAAAGTTAGAATGAGGGTTGTAGATCAAACAATCCTAGATACGCTATTGCTAACAGATACTATCATGCTTTCTGATTACAAGATACTAGACAAGCTACAAGGCGATTATAATAAATCTGGAATGGTAGGAGTGAAAGCTACAAGCTATATGATTAAGCCTAAAAGTTCTGGATTTGAGTTCTCTCACAATTTAGGACGCATGAAAGTGATGAGTTGTGTTCAGTATATTAAGGACAAGTTAGGTGGTGAATACCAAAAAATATTATTAAAATTGTTAGATGATAATAAATTATCTAATAAAGAATTAGAATGGTTTGGGGATAATAAAAAGGTGGGAAAGCTATCTACGATAGTTAATGAGTTCTATAATTTGTGGAATAAAGGTTGACATGGAACTTCTGCAAGACTAATTATATATTTGAGGAAACTCATTATGTGTTACAAAGGGGAGTAAAAACTCCCCTTTTACTTTTAAAAGTTAAAGTTAACTTTTAGTCTCTTGTATAATTCACGATTAGTGAAGTGCCAAACATGGTAAACAAAATACCAGATAAAATATATACAGATGCAACAGACCAGATAAAATAATCAAAGTAAGTTGCTAAAGAAATAGTGGTCTCTGATGTCTCCAGTATAACAAAAGATACTGGGATAGTGCTGAAACCAAACAAAATTAAACATATTCCAACTATAAGTCTGGAATGATCTATTAAAAAATTAATCATGTGTTACTCCTTTTTGATTAGAAAACCATACAGAGGGTGGTAAAATCTTAGGGTGCAATCATACCCAGAGATATTGTTTCGCCTCTGTATGGCTCTTAAATCAAGATAATTTGGTTAGTTTCTATGTCTTAAATGGTGTATATTGCCATGATGCACATTTTTACCCACCTACAAGAGCGATTACTAATGAGGTAGGGGAACTCATGTATTAGGGAGACATAGCATTGGATAGAGGCACTAACCAGACCTCTCTTAGGAGAGCATCATTCCCCAATTCAAATAAAGATTATATATAAAAAAAGTAGAAATACTATTGCCATGTAAAACCCTAGCATCTCTACAAATAATTTAAGCCATTCAATCAAGTTCATCAAATAACTCCTCTGAATGTCCCTCGTTATTATTCTCTTGATCTGCATAAGGTTTGACAATCTGTATCATCTTATCAAGTCTTTTCATGTAATCCTCTTTATATCCATGAAAAGTAATTTGCTTTTCAACATCAAGTCTTAACTCATACAACATAGTTAATAGTTCAATCATTGGCATAACAAATCTCCTATCTCTCAAAGCTACCAAATGTTTTAATCTGCCAATCATGTATTTCTTTCATACATTCTTCAGTAGATTTCTTTTCCTCTGGAATAAAAACTTTAGTTCTGACCATGTAGTGATCGTCATCAGCTTTCATATCATTGTATGGCATCTTATTAATTAGGGCATCAGTATAATTTTCTTCAACCCATTCTTCTACTGCATTACTAATAACCCATCTGACTTCCTCACAAAATTCCTTTGGAGTATTTTCTTTAGCCAACTGAACACCTTGCTTGTCATCAGATGAACCATGAAAGACCTCTTTTAAAAACCAATTAAATCTTTCTTCATCAAGGGTAAATTCCCCTTTAAATTTTACAGTTAATTTCTTCACTATTAATATCCTCTCTTTATTATGTTTAGTGATTTATTTAAGAGTAAAGCTAACTCTGTAGATTGGTCAGTTCTTTTCTTCATAAGTCTACTGACCTCTTCATTAACTACACCCTCGATCTCTAACATAGCCTCTGACCATGTTAAATCTTTTGGTGGTAAATCCACCCATGTTTTTATTTTATTCATTGCCATCTTCCCACTCCTCTATTCTTGATAACAATCCCTCTGCACATTCACTTCTTCCAAAAAATACTTCTGGTGCATCAGCAATATTTTCTGGTTCTTCTCCATCAGAAATACGAGTTTGTATTTCTTGATATGTATTAACCTCATCAACTAACCAAGATTTAATTCTGCTTATGATTTGTGCTTGGCTATCCAGAGCAGACCTAGTGTTATCTAGTTCTGTCTGTAATGCTTTTATTAAATGTTTAGTCATTTAGTACCCACTTTCTGTTATTCTAATCATTTTATCTACATAAGATTTAAATTCATCTTCAAGTAATGGTCTCTCTCTTATTCCCCAATACATGAAGACAACATTACTAGGCTCTCGTCTCCTAGTAATGTTATGAACAAAATAAATCTCTCCATCATCTGATACCTTGTACTTTGGTGCATAGGTGTAACCTTTATGCATAAAGATATATTTTTCTTTAGCTTTCATGTTAGCACCTATATATCCAGAGCATTGGCAATGCCAGATACAACTCTGCCAGACATAGTTCTTTCAGCTATTGATAAACTCTCATTACAAGCAGTATGGCACTCTCCAAGAGTATCAAACCTATGAGGTGCAAAAGTCCTCTCTGGGTTGTCAAAATTTTGCTTACCCTCTGGGTGTCTTGCCCATTTCTTAGCTTGGTAAGATATCAAAAACAAATCTTGGATTAATGATATCTCTCCATTCTTAGAAGAAACTATATCAGCTTTGTAAACATCAAAACCTTTATCTTTTAATCTTTGTATTGGCTTAGGATTGGCTTTAATAACCATACAAGGTCTGCTTTTATAAATAACAGTAGATAAACCATGTCTGTAAACATTGAGATACCAAAGGCTTGGAACTTCAATAGCGTTATCTTTGTAATAGTCATATTCTTTCTTCTTAACATGAGGCTGAACAACGTAACCATCTCCTTGAATACATGGATTTTCATCTTTGATAACTCTTTTATCTTGTCTTCCATCACTACCATACTTGTCTTTAGATAAACCATCTTGACCAAATACACCTAATCTAACATCTGTTCTCTGGTGTTTTTCTCTCCACCATTCAGAGGCAACCTCTAAGGATATCCTCGCCCATTTTTTAGTAATGTCTGCTTTCTCATGATACTTTTCATCAAGTAAAGAAAATCTTTTAGCAGTAGTTCTATACTGTTTAACAGATGAAACTAAGTCAGCAACAAATTCAAATGACTTTCTTCTGTCATACTCTACATCTTCGTATAAGGATTTTAACTTATCATTAAACTCTGAATTTCTCTTAGGCTTTGAGTAACCATGATAATTGCCATAATTTCCATGTTGACCTTTTTCATAGTAAGTTACTAAGTCAGCCATTTCATCATTAGTAATGCCATAGATTTCTTTAAAGGCAACCAACATCTTTTTATTTTTACTAGCCAGATAATAGTCAAAAGCAGATATACAATGCTTTTTATTTGTATGGTCATCTCTTGTTCTGTATCTGGTTTTCTCTTCATTAACGATAGGGTTTTCAACAACACTATCTCTATAGTCTCGTAAATATTTTACAAAATTATTAAAAGTAAAATTATCTTTTTTCGTAATAGTCATATTATCTCCATGTTTAGATTAATTGAAACCTCTAGAAGTTAAAGTTAACTTCCAGAGGTGTATATAGATTTTAATTTTCGAGCATTACACTATCTTTTCTTTCAAGTTCCTTAGAACATTAGATAGACACGAGCAGTTCCTAATAACTGCAATGTTTTGTCTATCAGACATTGATAAATGTAATCTCTCCTATAGGTGGCTTTTTTGCTCTTAGATTAGTTGATACCCAGAGCAAAGGGTAATCGACATGGCTAGGAAAATTATGAAACTCCATGTCAGTTATACAAACCATACTATCTACATTTACATTATTATCTTCAATGTATTTAAAGATAGGCATAGGGTCTGTACCACCACCACCCTTAGAATTTAAACATTCTATGATATCGCCTCTTTCGTATCTTTCGATATTCTGAACATTGGCATCTCCATAAAATATTGTAACTGAGTTAGGTTGCATATCCTCAGCTATAGCGTTTAACTCTCCCAGAGCGTGTTGCTTTTCTTTGTCTGATACACTTCCAGAGGTATCAACCCAAACTGCAACATCTCCACAAGAAATTTTTAATGTGCTTGGATTGTATATATCCATGCAATGTAACGCTCTTCTATTAGGTCTGCGATAGGTGTAATCTTCTGGCTGATCTCCACCTACAACCCTCCTAATAACTGAAGACCAATCAACTTGCGATCTCTCCATTTCTGTTATGATTTGCTTGATATCGCTAGGCAACTGACCAACATTTTTAGATTGCTGAACTGCCATAGTAACTTCTGCTCTAATCATATTCTCTTCAGCTTTGATCTGTTCTTTTGTCATCTGTTTACCACCAGACATGACTTGACCCCAATTACAAGGCTGAGGCTTAGATTTACCAGATTGATTTAATATCTCGTAAATCTTTTCAGCACTCATACCCTCGTATTCTCTACTATACAATCCATCTTTAGGCATTGTCATACCAGATTTTTTGAGGATAGAATTAATAGCGTAATCAGTTGCAATATTCCAGAGTTCGCTATCTCTATCATTCATTCTAAGATGATGTCTTAAAACTCTGTGCATACCCTCATGGCATCTAACAAAATCCATTTCTTCATCTGTTAAAGTATTACTCCATTCTGGATTATAAAAAATACTTTTACCATCAGTAGCCATTGTCTGAACATCATCTTTAGAGATCATAGGCATCTTAAAAAGGATTGAGGCATAAAATCCCCAACCCTTTTTCTGCTTATCTACCATAAGTCTAACATTAGACCTCGATATTTTGGTTTTGATATCTCGTTCCATTTTCTCTCCTATAAAACGATTTCTCTAATTTTCTCATCAGTAGACAAGTAAACTCTAAGGTCTTTATTCTGTAATAAATCCCTATTCTTGGCTACACTATCTTTAATAAAGAACGCTACAAATTCTCCATCAAATCTTTTTACAAACTTGATAATAGAACCCATGTTGTCGTTATTAACTTTATTAACCAGACCAGATATAGTTGCATATTGAATAGCTATATCTGTAGGCACTTCGATTGTCTCTGGTGCTTTTACAATCTCATCTAAGTCTGGACATTTATCGTGGATATTTAAATGTGTAATCAGACTAGCTGAGGCAGTTTCTCCAATCTGGCAAGATATAGCGTGATATCTAGTATCATCATCTAATTCTTTCCATGATAGTATATCACTAACTCTCTCAAGACTTCTAGGAGTTGGAAAAGCGTTAGCATCTCTGTCAAACTTATGGAGATACTCTGGCTGAAATCTAACCCAAGAGACAACCCTACTATCTTTATTTTTGCTAAACATATAATTAGCAAAGTCATCTAGGTTAGGCTCAATCTCGATAGTTGTAAGTCTATCTTTTAAATGCATAGGCATTTGGTTAGTCCCAGACCTATCAGACATTTTGTTACCAGCACAACAAACAAAAGAGGTTAAAGGTAATACAAAATCTCCAACTCTGTATTCGTTACAAATCTGAGCGAAAATATTTTGATTTAATATTGGTGCTTGGGGTAGTTCATCAAAGAAATAAATTACACCTTTGTAACCTTGATCTAAAATAGATTGATGATCTTCTTCAGATAATAACCATTTAGGTTTCAGCACTTTCATACTGTCTCCATCTGGCATCTGCATACCACCTATATCAGTTGGCTCATATTGTGCCAAATTAACTTCTACAACAAACATATTTAAATCTTTTGCGACCTCTCTAACAAGGTAAGATTTACCAATACCCATGCTACCCAATAAAAAAGGGCAAATAGGCATTTGTCCATTAGGTCTACCCATTGTATTTTCGATAGACTTCATAATTATTTTTTTAGCTATTCTTAATCTCACTACTATTCTCCTATTGGTTGTTAATGTGAAAAGTTGTATTTGCTACATTTAGAACAATGTTACCTACATCTAATCTAAATCTGCGATACTGTTTTTTACGATAATCAAAGACAGTTACAAGGTAGTCTTTGTCTCTGTCTTCATGCTTTAGAACACCCCAAAATTCTCTGGTTGTGTTATCTAATTTTGTAAACTTACCAGATACTATTTTGCCTCTGGCGAAGTCTATTATTTGTTTATGTTTATTCATACATTCTCCTTTTTTTATAGTTTCAAATAAACAAGCAAGGGCAGTTTAGAACTGCCCTAATTTGTGCATTTGATTAACTAGCCAATGCCTCGTCTAGTCTGTTGATTATGTCGTTGCTATTCTTAGCGTTCTTAGTTGCATCAGAGCAAGACTTATCAAACTCGTCTCTTTCTCTTTTTGCATCTTGTAAAACTTCCCAAGCGTTTTGTATTTCTTGAGCAGTATATTTACTAGGAACATACACTTCTTTTTCTTCAACAGTTCCATCATCTTTCTTGACTTTTTCTGTTTTCCATTTGCCAAATAACTTTCTGGCTAAAGTGTCTCCAATATTGTCATCAACTTGCTTAGATACCTTTTTCTTTAGATCGTTTTGTGTGTTGATATCCATTGATGAAAAGACTTCTAAAACGCTCTCTGGTGTAGCTTGGCTTGGTATTTCCTTATCAAACTTAGCTACAAATTTCACAGTATTTTCATAAAGCATTTTAGAATTTGCTTTACTCATACCTACATCATTCATTAAGTCTTCACGAATTTGAATACCAACTTGTCTAGGCAAGTTATCGCTATCAGTTTTGTTATCATTAAAAATAACTTTGACATGACTTATAAGCGTAGCGTATTGGTCTAGCTTTTTCTCTTGGATAGAGTTGTAGGCATCTGCTCTTTCGCCTTTTAACTTTTGAAACTCGCTTTCAGTTTTAGCAAGTCTGTCAATGTTTGTCTGGGACATTGCAACCACAGTAGTTTTTTTCTTACTCATAATATCTCCTATTCAAAGTCTGGTAAGTTAACGTCATTTATTAATTCAATATTAAAACCCATCTCTTTTTTTATGATGGATAATTTTTCTGGTGTTAGAGTTTTAGTTTCGCATAGCTTGGCTAAACTCTTAGACATTTCACAACTAGGGTAAAAATGATTTTTGCCATAGTGTGATTTGATTGTAACTTTTATTAAGTTATTCATAGCATCTCCTAAGTTTTGTTATTGCTCATCAACTGAACAAGACTAGACAGAATTAATATCTGTCTAACTTTGTTAAGTTGTTGGTAGTTTGATAAACCCAAATTCCATCAGTTGAAGAGGCTCGTTTTTTCTCTAAATCCCTTTGGCAGTTTATCGTTATGGCTAGGTTACTTTCGTTTCTAGTGGCAAGAGACTATTAGCTTATTGGGTATCGTCTAGTCTGATTTCTCAGTTAAAGGGTTTCGCCTAAACATCTTTGAGTTCCCATCTCTTACTTTGGGTTGCCAACCCTTTTTGATTATGGCTAGTATCTCCTATAAAAAGCCTTAACCAATCAGTACACTAATAATTAATATAGGTCAACAATAAAAATACAATATGAGACAAATAGTTACATTTATTTACACTATGATACTAAAACCCTTAGTGGAGTTAAAAAACGCTGAAACACTTTTTTAGGATAAATTATAGCTAAAAGGTCTTAATCCTCTGTATGGTCGTTATTTGGCGTTTAAATGGTATATCATGTAAATTCAGCACTTTTATTAATTTAAAATTTTATTGGCGTGGAAATTTATGGTAAGTTTGTAGAAGTTAAAATTAACTTTTAGGATTAAATATGTCAGATAAAAAAAATAAACCAGACTTAAAAATAGTCAGCTCGAATAAAAAACCAGATGAAAATAAACTTACGAAAAAACAACTTGGATTTATAGAAAGTATACTAAATGGAAAATCTTTAGTTGAAAGTTATTTAGAGCATTACCAAGTCTCGCCTAAGACTAAGAATAGCACAATAAGACATATGGCAAGTCAATTAAGAGCTAACCCAAACATTACCCAAACTCTTAATAAGAGAATAGAGGAAAAGAAGAGGAATAACTTAGCGACAGAACATAAAATAAAAGATCACTTATTAAATTCATTGTTGGGGTTTATTAATGATGATGCTGAAAGTACTGCTAATAAGTTAAAAGCTATAGAGATGTATGGTCGTAATCTGGATTTATGGAAACAGAATATTGTTATTGAGGAAAAGAATAACAGTTCTACAGAAGTTGAAACAAGACTTAGGGAAAAACTAGGTAAACTTCTGGAAAAGTAGTACGCCTATTTACGAAATTTACAGTATTATTGACCCTACCTACCCACTACCACCCATATAGTCGGTAGCCTAGCCATGCCCTATACAGTTTATTTTACACATTCAAATTATAATTTTTGATAAAAGTGAAGTTTAACTTCTGGTACTAGACTTAGTCTAGTATTCTACTAGTCTAGTACTCTACTAGTCTAGTATTATTTATTTACTGGATTTAATCTAGTATTAGACTTAGTCTAGTTACTAGTATATACTAGTCTAGACTAGTACTAGTATTATACAAACAGGAGAAAACTTGTCAAACATTATTTATCTAAGTGATTATAGAAAGAAAACCATAGAAGAAGAACCAGAACTTCGTAATCCAATTGTGATAGGTTGGGATGAAGATGATTCTTTGTACATTGCCTCATCTGTTGACACAGATGAATGTTTGTGGATGATAGACATAGCTAAAAAGATTATGGAAACAAGTCCACCAGATATAATTACAAATGAATGAGATTGCTCAAATAATAAAAAACAACATGGGGAAGATAGATAATCTACCTCATGATGAAAAACTAGAAGTGCTACAGCTTTTAGAAGAATATGAAAAAGCAAAATCAAAAGAACAAGCTCGTGATGAGTTCCTTCCCTTTGTAAAATCTCAATGGGCAGCTTTTATACATGGCAGGCATCATGAGATAATGGCAGAGGCATTTGAGAGAGTGGCCCGGGGTGATTTAAAAAGATTAATAATCAATATGCCACCCCGTCATACTAAGTCAGAGTTTGCAAGTTATTTATTCCCAGCATGGTTTTTAGGGAGGTACCCCCAAAAGAAAATTATTCAGACTGCACACACAGCTGAGTTATCTGTAGGATTTGGAAGAAAGGTTAGGAATCTTATTCAGTCTGAAGATTTTAAAAATATTTTCCCAGACGTAACTTTGTCAGCGGATTCAAAGGCGGCGGGTAGATGGTCCACAAACAAAGGCGGTGAGTATTTTGCGATAGGTGTAGGGGGTGCGGTAACAGGTAAAGGTGCTGATGTTCTTGTAATTGATGATCCTCACTCAGAACAAGAGGCTACGATAGGTGATTATAACCCAGAGGTGTATGACAAAGTGTATGAATGGTACACTTCAGGACCAAGACAGAGACTACAGCCCGGTGGAGCTATCATTTTGGTGATGACCAGATGGTCAAAAAGAGATTTAACAGGGCAAATACTAAAAAATTATACCCAAAGAGAGGGCTCAGGGGAGTGGGAGGTCATAGAACTGCCTGCGATCATGCCTTCTGGTGATGCTTTGTGGCCAGAGTTTTGGAAAAAAGAAGAATTAGACTCACTAAAAGCCGAATTACCTGTCTCTAAGTGGAACGCGCAGTACCAACAAGACCCCACATCAGAGGAAGGGGCGCTAATTAAACGTGAATGGTGGCAAGAATGGACAAAAAATGACTTACCGCCTTGTGATTCCATCATACAATCATGGGATACGGCATTTTTAAAGACACAAAGAGCTGATTATAGCGCTTGTACCACGTGGGGAGTGTTTCATGCGCCTGATGATGAAGGAAGGACACGCCCTAACCTCATTTTAATTGATGCATACAAAGAAAAACTAGAATTTCCTGATTTAAAACGAGCAGCATACGATAAATACTGGGAATTTGAGCCAGATCAGATGATTATTGAGGCTAAGGCGGCAGGTTCACCCTTAATTTTTGAATTACGAGCAATGGGAATACCAGTTACTGAGTTTACACCGAGCCGTGGACAGGATAAGATAGCAAGAGTTAATGCAGTTACGGATTTATTTGCCAGTGGAGTTATCTGGCACCCACCAACAAGGTGGGCAGATGAGGTTATAGAGGAATGTGCGGCTTTTCCTAGTGGAGACCATGATGACTTTGTTGACTCAACCACGCAGGCGCTGTTAAGATTTAGGCAAGGTGGTTGGATCAGAACAACAATGGATGAATGGGATGACGAGCCAAAGTACAGAAGACCAGTGGAGTATTATTAATGGATTTGGTTCACATAATAGATGGATTGATAGGAATAATTGTTCTTGGTGGAGGATGGTTCATTGGAACTCAGTCAAGAGAAGTGAAAAGAATAGATATATTGCTTAATAAAACAAGAGAAGACTACGCAAAGAGAGATGACGTGACTGTAGCGATAAATAGATTAGAAGAAAAGATAGACAGAATACTTGAAAGAATTAAATGAAAAGGAGTAGCTAATGGCTGTTGAAAAACCACTTGCCCCCGTGGACATAGGCCCAAGACCTGTGGAGACACCAGAGGAAAACAAAGTAGAAGTCGAGGTTGTTAACCCAGAGGCTGTATCCATAGAAACACCAGACGGTGGAATGATAATTGATTTTGGAAAAGATGAAGAAGAAGCTACAGCTGGCTTTGATTCAAACTTGGCAGAGTTTATTGAAGATGATGAGCTGGATAAATTAGCTAATGAATTGTTGTCTAATTTTAAATCAGACCAACAATCCAGAGACGAGTGGGCAAAAAGCTATGTCAAAGGACTTGACTTATTGGGAATGAAGATAGAAGAAAGACAGCAACCTTGGGCAGGTTCCTCCGGAGTATTTCATCCAGTATTAACTGAGTCTATCGTGAGATTTCAAGCTCAGGCAATGGGAGAGATATTCCCTGCTCAAGGACCAGTTAGAACTAAGACTGTTGGAAAAATATCAAGAGAAAAGACAGAACAGGCAAAGCGTGTTGAAGATGAAATGAATTATCTCTTAACAGAAGAGATGACAGAATATCGTGACGAGACAGAGCAGATGCTCTTCAAGCTTCCTCTTGCAGGGTCAGCATTCAAAAAAGTCTATTATGATCCTCTCTTAGAAAGACCCTGTGCAATGTTTGTCCCTGCGGAGGATTTTGTGGTTTCCTATGGCGCTTCAGATTTAATGACTTGTGAAAGGTATACTCATGTCATGAAGAAGACACAGAACGAAGTCTTAAAACTACAGAATAATGGATTCTATCGTGATACTGATCTACCAGAACCAGAGCCAGAGTATTCTGACATACAAGAAAAATATGATGACCTTGATGGTGAGTCAGCAACATTAGAAGATGATGACAGACACACTCTTTTGGAAATGCACACAGACATAGAATTACCAGAACCTTTCCAAGAAGAAGACGGCATAGCAAGACCTTATGTTGTTACGATAGAAAAGTCATCTAGAACTATATTATCAATTAGGAGAAACTTTTATGAAGATGACGAGAAGAAAAAGAAAAGGCAATTTTTCGTTCATTACAAATATCTTCCGGGGCTTGGCTTCTATGGCACGGGCCTCATACACCTCATTGGCGGACTTGCTAAAAGCGCTACAAGTATTCTTCGTCAACTTATTGATGCTGGTACTTTATCTAATTTACCGGCTGGTCTTAAAGCTAGGGGTCTTCGCATCAAAGGGGATGATTCGCCTCTCATGCCGGGTGAGTTCCGTGACGTTGACGTACCGGGTGGTGCAATTCGTGACGCTATTACTTTCATTCCTTACAAGGAGCCGAGTTCCGTCTTGTACCAATTACTCCAAAATATCGTTGACGAGGGGAGAAGGATTGGCTCCGTTGCAGATATACAAGTTGGAGACATCAACGCGCAAGCGCCAGTAGGAACAACACTTGCTCTTATGGAGCGTTCTATGAAAGTTATGTCTGGTGTTCAGGCCCGCCTTCATGCCGCGCTAAAGAAAGAGCTTAGGTTGTTAAGTTTTGTTGTAAGAGATTTTATGGGTCCAGAATACGCCTATGAGATGGAAGGTGATTTTTCTAGGCTAAAAGATTTTGACGACAGGGTTGATGTAATACCTGTGTCTGATCCAAATGCTGCAACTATGTCTCAGCGTATTATGCAATACCAAAGTGCATTGCAGTTAGCGCAACAAGCGCCACAGCTTTATGATATGGGAAAGTTGCACAGACAGATGCTAGAGGTTTTAGGGATAGATCAGGCAAAAGAAATAATAAAACTTCCTGATGAGATAAAGCCTGCTGATCCAGTAACAGAAAATATGGCAATGTTAAAACAAGAGCCAGTGAAAGCATTTAAATATCAAGATCATGAGGCGCATATACAGGTGCATATGGCAGCAATGGAAGACCCAAAGCTTAGAGAGATTGTAGGACAGTCACCATTTGCCTCTGCTATACAGGCGGCCATGACTGCGCATGTAACTGAACATGTTGCGTTTCAGTACAGAAAAGAAATAGAAGAGAGGCTTGGTGTTCCAATGCCAGATGAAGAGAAGCCTTTGCCAGAAGATGTGGAAGAAGAGCTTTCTAGAGTTACTGCTGAAGCTGCATCAAAGTTATTGCAAAAGAATACAAAGGAAGCACAAGAGCAAGAACAAAAGAAACAAGAGCAAGATCCTCTAACTCAAATTCAAAGAAAAGAGCTTGAGATAAAGGAAACAGAGCTACAGCATAAGATGGCAATGGATAAAGCGAAGCTTGAGTTAGAGAAAATGAAAGCTGAAACAAGTGAAGATGTTCAGATGGAAAGAATTAAATCTGAAAACAAAAGAGAAGGTGCGAGACTTGCTGTAGATATGGCAAAAGAAAAAAATAAAATGACTAAAGAAGGCGTTGAACTAGCAATGGATGTGGCAGAAAAGATGAGTGATAATGCGTAACGAGACGATTTACACACCTATTTTAAAAAAAATTAAAGAAGAAAAAGAAGCTGTAACCATTCATATGGCAAACGGAAGGCCAAAAAATTTTGAAGAATATCAAAGACTTGTGGGAAGAATTGAAGGATTAAATTTTCTTGAAGATGAAATTTTAGGTCTTGAGAAAAAATTTATTGAAGATTAGGGGGTTACAAAATGTCAAGTGGGGTGTATAGTTAAAATTAGGCTAGTATGTCTAGCCCGGGAATAACCCCGCATGGTAACGGTGAGCCATAATCACTGCAAAGAAGGAACAGGGATGTACTCTGCACAAAAAGTAAATTACGAGGAAGAGTTTAAACTTAAACTACCTCGCCCCAAAGGATATAAGCTGTTAATTGCTATTCCAAAGGTCGAAGAAAAAACAGACGCTGGTGTATATATGCCAGACACATTAACGAAAATGGAACAAACTGCATCAATAGTCGGTCTCGTTTTAGAGATGGGAGAAGATGCTTATGCTGATGAACAGAAGTTTCCGCATGGAGCTTATTGTAAAAAAGGCGATTTTGTTATCTTTAGGTCTTATTCTGGAACAAGATTTAAAGTAAAGAATGAGGAGTTTCGTTTAATTAATGATGACACTGTTGAGGCAGTTGTTGATGACCCAAGAGGATTTGTAAGAGCATGAATGAAAACACAGCACAAAAATTAGAAAATGAAGTTAGCGAAGAGCAACTTGATTTAGAGGTGGAGGTTATAGATGATACTCCAGATGAAGACAAAAATAAAACAAGGAACGAAAGTGCTCCAAAGGATAATATTCCAGAAGATGAGGAAATTAAAAATTATTCTGAAGATGTACAAAAGAGAATTAAGAAACTTAAATATGAGTTTCATGAAGAAAGAAGAGCTAAAGAAGCGGCTGAAAGAACTCAAGAAGAAGCTGTTAACAGGCTTGAAAAAATTCTTCAAGAAAACAAAAAGTTAAGAAAAACCCTTGACGATGGAGAGGGTGTCTTGGTTGAGCAGGCCAAGAAAAGAGTGGGCGCAGAAATAGAAGCCGCAAAGAAAGAATATAAAGAGGCATATGAATCCGGAGATTCAGACAAGATACTAGCTGCACAGGAGAAGTTGAACAGAGCGCAGAACGAGCAGTTTAAGGTTGAGTCTTATAGAGCTCCGGCACGGGAGGCTGAAACAGAAGTTTCCCCTTCTTCTAAAGAAAGTAAGCCTCCTGTACAAAAAAGACCTGAACCAACCACAGCTGATAAGTCATGGTTGGCAGATAATGATGAATGGTTTAATAAACCCGGATACGAAGAAATGACTGGGTTTGCTTATGGAATACATGAAAAACTTGTTAAGGCTAAGATAAATCCTACATTAGAGCCTGATGAGTATTATAAAAGAGTTGATGAAGGATTGCGAAAAGCATTTCCTGATTATTTTAACAAGCAGAACGTGGAAGAAAAAGAGGTTGATGCATCGCCACGAGCTGCTGGTACCGTGGTTGCCCCGGTTGACCGAAGTGCAAAAAAATCACGCAAAGTGCAATTAACCTCTACCCAAATCAGACTCGCAAACCGACTTGGGCTTACCCCTGAACAATATGCGCAACAATTATTGAAGGAATCAACAAATGGCTGATAATGTATTTGACAGAGAATCTAGAGAAACACAGACTAGAGAAGCAGAGAAAAGAAAAGTAACATGGCAAAAGCCATCTGCTTTACCTGACCCAGCACCCCAAGAAGGAGTTGAGTATCGTTGGATAAGAACATCTTCACTTGGTCAGAGTGACATGACTAATGTTTCATCTAAGTTTCGTGAAGGATGGGAGCCAGTTAAAATTGAAGATCATCCAGAACTTAAGATACTGCCTGATGTCGATTCAAAATTCAAAGGTAATGTAGAGGTTGGAGGATTGTTACTTTGCAAAAACTCCAAAGAAAACATGGGCGCCAGAAGAGATTATCAGAAAGAGCAGGCAGATTCACAGATGGCTGCTGTAGATAATAATTTCCTAAAGGAGTCCGATCCACGTATGCCCGTTCTCAAACCAGAGAAGAGCACACGCACTTCGTAATGTAATTTTAATTTTAAGGAGACAATTATGTCAGCAACAGCAGCTCCTTTTGGATTAAGACCAGTAGGTAATCTTGGTGGAACTTACAACGGTTCGTTTCGTCAATATCCTATATTGAGTACTTATACAACAAGGATATGCTTCGGGGATATCGTCAAGTTAGTCGATGCCGGAAGCACAACTACTATTGAGAAAGATGCTGGAACATCAGCAGCAACACCAATAGGAATATTTTTAGGGTGCAGATTTATAGACGTCAGCACTAAACAATTAACATTTAGCCAGCAGTGGTCTGGAGCAGCTCATACAGAAGGAATGGCTTATGTATGTGATGATCCAAACGTATTGTTTGAAATTCAAGCAGACGGAACTGTAAATGATGACGACATTGGAGCAAACGTTGAGTTAGAGCAAAATGCTTCAAGTGCGACATTTGGTTTATCAAGAGTGGCATTAGACATCAGCACAGCCGCCAATACAGCATCTTTACCAGTGCGTATAGTTGACTTTAAAGGTGGATTTGATGGTGATGAAAAGGGTACAGCTTTCCCAATAATGATTTGTAAGTTTAACACAGGTCATCAGATGGGTGTTGGTGTTGTATCTGGTAACGCCCCATCATCAGCTTAATAAGGAGGATTAGATAATGGCGATTTCAAGAGCTCAACTCCTTAAAGAGTTGTTACCGGGTTTAAACGCATTGTTTGGCTTGGAATATGAAAAGTATGAAGACGAACATACTCAGGTATATGAAGTAGAAAATTCAGAGCGTAGCTTTGAAGAAGAAGTGAAGTTATCTGGCTTTGGCGCAGCTCCTGTAAAGCAGGAAGGTGCATCAATTGAATATGATACTGCACAAGAGTCTTTTACTTCAAGGTATAACCATGAAACAGTTGCTATGGGCTTCTCAATAACAGAAGAGGCAATGGAAGATAATCTTTATGATTCATTGTCAGCTCGTTATACAAAAGCACTAGCAAGAGCAATGGCTTATACTAAGCAGACAAAGGCTGCTTCATTACTCAACACAGGCTTTGATACATTTCAAAGTGGTGACGGAGTAACATTGTTTAACGCCTCTCACCCAACAGTGGCAGGTGGAACAAATGGAAACAGACCTTCAACAAATGCTGATTTAAATGAAACTTCACTTGAGCAAGCAGTGATTGATATAGCAGCTTACAAAGATGAAAGAGGCTTATTAATTGCAGCAAGACCAAGAAAGTTGATTGTGCCACCATCATTAATGTTTGTGGCTACAAGAATTTTACAATCAGATTTAAGAGTTGGAACTGCTGATAATGATACAAATGCATTAAGAAGTAACGGTTCAATCCCAGAGGGATTTGCTGTTAATCACTACCTAACAGATACTGATGCATTTTTCTTAACAACAGATATTCCAAACGGATTGAAGATGTTTGTAAGAACACCAATGTCTACATCAATGGATGGAGATTTCAACACAGGTAATGTAAGATACAAAGCCCGTGAGAGATATTCATTTGGTGTATCAGACCCTCTAGGTATCTACGGATCACCGGGAGCTTAAACTATAAGGGGGCTTTGCCCCCTTTTTAACCTTGACTGCGTAAGCAGACATTTGCCAAGACAAGGAGATTTACATGGCTAATACTACTTTCTCAGGAGCAGTACGCTCTAAAAATGGGTTTAAATCTATTACAGAAAATGCAACAACAGGTGCATTAGTAAGTGACATGACCCTTTCCACATATACAGCTAATATAACTATTGCCGCATCAGGCACAGCTTTCAAAGAATCATCTATAGGAATACCAAGTAACTTTATACCTATGGGTGTGGCTATCACAGTAACTTCAGCAACAACAAACAATGTTAATATAAATGACATTGGTACAGATGCAGATACTGATGGATTTGTTGATGGTATTTCAGCAGGACTAAACAGCACAGGATTTAAGGGATTCTTTCCATGTAATGGTGTTTTAGGAATGTCTGGAGGAACTACAACGGCAGCAACAGAAACAGCAGACGAAGTTGAGATGATTATTTCTGGAGCAGCAGGTGGCTCTGGTGGAGCTGTATCTTTAAAATTCTTTGGAATATCATCTAACTCACCAACTGCTTAATAGGAGGCTAACATGGCAGGTCGCTCAGATGTCAAAGCCTTTAACGTTAACCAAGGAGATAGCGCTGCTGTCTTAGGGCCAGCTAGGTCTAGAATAAGACAAGTAGTAATATTTGGTAATGCAGCAGGAGTTCTCACCATTAAAGACGGTGATGGTGGTGCTGATCTATTGGTTCAAAGTTTTCCAACAGGCTTACATACATTAAACATACCAGATCAAGGTATACTTGCAGAGAATGGTGCTTACATTCACGGGTTTACTGGTTCTGGTAATAAGTTAACTGTATTCTTATCATAATGGCTGAAAAGAAAAAAAGAGGCTCTATGAAAGGATACACCATCAAAGGTGGTCATAAACGCCCAACAAAATCAGGAGCGGGAATGACTGCCAAAGGTGTTGCTAAATATCGTAGAGAGAACCCCGGATCAAAGCTTAAAACTGCTGTAACTGGTAAAGTTAAAGCAGGCAGTAAAGCTGCGAAAAGGCGTAAATCCTTTTGTGCCAGAAGCGCAGGTCAGATGAAAAAGTTTCCGAAAGCAGCAAAAAATCCAAACAGCAGACTTAGACAGGCCCGCAGAAGGTGGAAGTGTTGATTAGTCGTGCCACAATGAAAACTCAATTAAAGGGTAATAGAATGAAAAAGAAACCTGTTATGAAAAAAAATATGGGAAAGATGTTAGAAACATTATCCCCCGTTTATAGTATTGCAAAAGGAAAAGGTCCAATGAGTCAACTTGCATCAGCGGGTGGCTTAGGCTTAGTTCCTGCAATGGTCGCAAGGCCACAAAGAAAAAAAGCTAAAGCTCGTAAGTCAGCAAGAATGGCCGCTGCATCATCTCAAATGCCTAGTCCATCAGCAGGAATGGGAATGCAAGAAATGAATAAAATGGCAATGGGCGGAAAAGTGAAAAGAAAAAAATCTATAGATGGTATAGCTATGAGAGGCAAAACCAGAGCTGTATAAATCATGCGTAATTATAAAAAAGAATATAAAAATTATCATGGCAAAACAGAACAGAAGAAAAAGAGAGCTTCTAGAAATACAGCAAGAGCTAGAATGATTAAAGCTGGTAAAGTTTCTAAAGGTGACAGTAAAGACGTAACGCATAGAAATGGTAACCCAAAAGATAATAAAAAGAAAAATCTTGGAGTAGCATCTAAGTCTAAGAATAGATCATATGCTAGAACAAGAACAGCAAAGAAAGTAAATAGGAGAGCTTAATGAAAAAGCCAATAAGATTAAAATCAGGTGGATTTATGTCATCAGGAACAGATGCTGGTGATTTAGCAATATTAAGAACTGCTAAAAATATAGATGACGGATCTGGTATGAAGGCAGGTGGCCCTGTAAAGTCTAAGTTGAAAAAAGTTATTAGTGGCTTAAAGAAAGCATCAAAAACTCATGCCGGACAAGCAAAAACTTTAGAAACAATAAAGATGAAAAAGGGTGGTAAAACTAAAAGCAGAGTTAATGAAGCTGGTAATTACACCAAACCCGGACTAAGAAAAAGAATATTTAATAGAATAAAAGCTGGTGGCAAGGGTGGAAGACCCGGTCAGTGGAGTGCTAGAAAGGCTCAAATGATGGCTAAGGCTTACAAAAAAGCAGGCGGAGGTTATAAGAGCTAATGTTAGACCCGGCCTCAATTGGCATAGCCATTACAGCCGCTAATACGGCCTTCAACGCAATCAAACGCGGATTTGCAGCAGGTCGTGAAATTGAGTCTATGGGGAAAGACCTCTCACGCTGGATGGGTGCGGTTTCAGATGTTGAGAATACAGAGAAGTCAGCGAAGAAAGCTTCACCATTAATGAAATTATTTAAAGGAAGAGAAATAGAAGCTAGTGCAATAGAGGCTTTTACTGCAAAAAAGAAACTAGAAGCGCAAAGACAAGAGCTAAAATCATTTATAAATTTTCACTATGGAGCTAATTCTTGGAATGAAATCCTCCAAATGGAAGCCGAGATAAGAAAGAAGAGACAAAAAGAAATATATGAGAGACAAGAGCTAATTAGAAAAATATGGGAGTATATTGGCTGGTTTATGCTGTTTTGTACTGTTGTAGGGTTTATAATATTTTTAGCTTGGATATACAAAGAGAATAGAAGATGAGACAGAAGAAACTACAAAAATCATCCAAGTATAGTCAGTACGATATTGATAATGACGGCATAGTTAGTGACGAAGAATTTGAGCACATGGCTGAAATTAAGAGGTTAGAACATGATTTACGAAAGCAAAGGGCGCAAAGACGTATGGCGACAGCTAGTTTGGTTGCAATGGCTTCTTTTACTATTGCAATGTTCTTGGTCGATCTCGAGAGAGTTAAAGCACTTTCCGATATTAGCAATCTTTTTTATATCACTGGGGGTGGCATTGTGGCTGCATATATGGGCGCCAGTGCTATAATGAACAGGAATGGTAAATAAATGGCTAGAAAAGACCCAAAGGTTGGCACAGGCAAAAAGCCTAAAGGTTCTGGAAGAAGACTCTATACTGACGAAAATCCAAAAGATACTGTTAAGATTAAGTATGCAACTGTTGCTGATGCTCGTGCAACAGCTAGAAAAGTTAAGAATGTTAATAAACCTTTCGCTAGAAAAATTCAAATTCTTACTGTCATGGAGCAAAGAGCTAAGGTTTCTGGTAAAAAAGAACAAGCAGCAATTGCTAAAAGGGCTAAAGAATCTTTACGGAGGCAAAGAAAAAGATGACTAGTGTTATAACTTATTTATTGGTATAGTTAGTAATGGCATTAAAAAAGACACAAAGGAGCTTAAAAGCGTGGGGTAAGCAGAAGTGGCGAACCAAAAGTGGTAAACCTAGTACACAGGGGCCAAAAGCTACAGGCGAGCGTTATTTACCTTCCGCGGCAATTAAGGCTCTTTCGCCCTCTGAATACGCCGCCACTACGGCTAAAAAGCGTAAAGCAACTAGAAGAGGAAAACAAGTGGCTAAACAGCCCAAAAAGATTGCAAAAAAAACGGCGAGATTTAGAAAATACTCATAATGTTATGGAGAAATTAAAATATGCCAGTAGTAGTTCCTGATTTACCAGATTTGTTTGAAGAGGCTTATTCAAGAGCTGGTACCACTATGCGTACTGGTAATGATCTTAGAAACATTAGAAGAAGCTTTAATATCCTTACTATGGAGTGGCAAAACAGAGGATTGAATCTTTGGACAATAGAGTCTGGAACTTTGTCCCTTACGGCAGGAACGGCTACTTATACGCTGCCTACAGACACCGTAGATTTGTTAGAACATACAATTAGAACGGGAACTGGCACAAGCCAAGTAGATACAAATATGGCAAGAATAAGTGTATCTACATTTTCTCAGATATCTTCAAAGAATACCCAAGGAAAGCCAACACAGATATTTATTCAGCGATTGGCAAATTCAGTAAAGGCGACATTATATCCTGTTCCAGATAATCAAGACACCTATACTCTTTCTTATTTTAGGGTTGTTGGTATTGCAGGAATGAGTTCTGGTATAGATGGCGCTACAACATCATTTATACCACCAAGGTTTGTGCCTTGTTTAGTTTCAGGATTAGCTTATTACATAGCTATGAAAGACCCAGAGTTAGCCGGAAGGGTAACAGCGCTGAAGCAGGAGTATGAGTTTCAGTTTGAATTAGCAGCGGGTGAGGACACAGAAAGTGCATCTGCTAGATTTGTTCCATACAATACATTTTACGGGAGTTAAAAATGGCAACATATAAAATAAAACCGGGAGATACTCTCTCTCAAATAGCGAAGAAAAATAACACTACAGTTAAGACTTTGCAAAAAATAAATAATATTGCTGATCCAAACAAGATTAGAGCAGGTAAATCTATAAACATAGGAATAGGTAAACCGGGATTATCAAGTGCTAAAAAGGTAAATCCTTATGCAGGGCAATCTCCAAGTGAGATGAGAGCTATGGCTATGAAGAAAAAGAAAACAACAACGAAGCCAAAAGCGATAGCTGCAAAGCCAAAATCAAGGCCAGCTTCAGTTGGTGCTTCTGCTAGAAAAGCAAGAATGGACGCAAGATCAAAAAGAGTTGCAGCTTATAAAACTAAGTCTCCATCAATGGGCACTAGTAGAATGAAAACAAGAAGAAGAAATACTAGAATGGCTAGTAAGTAAAAGTTAAAGTTAACTTATAGGAGTGATAATATGCCAATAAAAATAGTGCCTACAAACAAAGGCAGAGATGCAATGGGTGGAGGCGGAATGGATATAGGAAAAACCAAAAAGAAAAAAAAGAAAGCAGCAAGTTATGCTGGTGGTGGTTCATTAAAACCAGTTCCTGAAGGAAATAAGGGCAAAGGTCTTAGTAAATTACCAACAGAAGTTCGTAACAAGATGGGCTTTATGAAAAAGGGCGGAAAGGTTATGAAAATGAGAGGCGGAGGTATGGCTTCTAGAGGATTAAACTTTAGAATGAGATAATGTCAAAGCTTATATGTAATCTTCCTGCTATAGAGGTATGGGTAAGAAAAGAATATTTAAGAGATCAAAAAGATGGTCATGGAAAGTTTGTTAAAGGTGTTTGGGTATCTTGCAAATCGTTACCGGGTAGAGCTTTCTACTTTGAGACATATCTACCAGAGTATGGTGCGTTATTTGATAAACTCCCTATCAGTGCATTCTGCTCATCACCAGAGACACCAGAACCAGACCTTGATTTATACAATCTTCAGTTTTGGAATTGTATGGACTACAATGTTACATGTATACAAAAGCAATTTATTGGTTCTATGACATACGAAGCTTACACAAGAGATGCTGGTAAAATAAAAGGAAGCTACATAGCGACTTTAGATAATTATCATGGTGATATAGATACGGTTGATTTTAGCACAAGTGAAACACCACAAGAGCATAAATCACATAACTTGTTAGAGTTAGAAAATGGGCAATACTGTTTGTACCCAAACAACAGAATGAGAGTTTACGATAACAGTTTAACACCAGAAAAGCCTATGACACCTGATTTTCTCGTAAGCACAGAATATTATCAGGTAGAAAACGAAGGTAAATTAGAAAGATTTGGCGATAGTAATGAATATTTTTATAAAACAAAGAAAGAGAAATAATGGCATATTCATCAGGTAAATATTCTTATGGCATATGTGATAAAACAGGATTTAGATACGCAACTAAAGATTTGGTTTTTGAATTTAGGAACGGCTCTAAGACAGGGTTAAGAGTTGGAGTAGATGTTGTTGATCCAGATCATCCTCAAAATTTTATAGGAAGAATTAAGTTTGATGACCCGCAGTCTATACAAGACGCAAGGCCAGATAGAGTTGAGCCTGCAACAGAAGTTATTTTAGACAAAGATTCTTTGACAACAGGATCATCTGGTGGCGGAACAACAGTTATTACAATAAAAGAAATAAATCATGGAAGAAGTTCTTCTGACACAGTGAGATTAAGAAACGTGGTAGGGTTTGATGGAATATCTACATCTGTATTCCAAAATGCAAGTGGGTATGCTATAACTAAAGTTAATAATGATACTTACACAATAACAGTGTCAGCAACAGCCACAGCAGGAAATCAATCTGGTGGCGGTCAGTTTGTTACAGTTGGTCCTGTTACATTGGAGGCTTGATTGAGTTTTACATTTGCACAATTAAAAACAGCTATACAGGATTATACTGATAATTCAGAAACTACATTTGTAAATCATTTATCTGATTTTATAAAAGCATCTGAAGAAAGAATATTTAAAAATGTAGATTTAGAGCTGTTTAGAAAAAACGCATCATCTACCCTAAGTTCCGCTGATAAGTTCTTGTCAGTACCCTCAGACTATTTATCTTCTTTTTCCTTACAAATAACACAATCTGGTAGCGAAAGACATTTATTGCAAAAAGATGTTAATTTTTTACAAGAGGCTTTTGTTGCTTCTGCGTCTACAGGTGTTCCAAGATATTATGCAAGATTTGATGTAAATAACTTTATTGTAGCCCCAACGCCTAATAGCAACTATACAGTTGAGTTGCATTACTATTATAGACCTGCGAGTTTAACAGCAGGAGCTGAAAGCGGAACTACATGGCTTAGTACAAATGCACCATTCGCACTACTTTACGGCTCTCTTGTAGAGAGTTATACTTTCATGAAGGGCGAGCAAGACATGATACAACAGTACGAAAAAAGATTTACAGACCAGCTAGTAAGATTAAAAGATTTAGCAGAGGCAAGAGAGAATAGTGATGCATATTCAGATGGCTTGCCAAGAATGCAAAGGACATAGGAGTAAAATATGGCAACATCAAATGCAGCAACCAATTATCTAGAAAGAAGACTTTTACATTTTATATTTAAAAATAATTCTCTTTCTTTTGCCACACCGGGAAACAATATTTATGTAGGTCTTGCAACAGCCGTAAGTGCAGCAGAAACTGGAACAGTTACAGAAGCAACATTTACAAACTATGCAAGACAACAAGTTACACCAACTGCTGTAGGAAATACAGGTGGATGGACAATGATAGGATCTGATTCTACGGATACTCAAACAGCAACTAATCAAAATAATATAGAGTTTCCAGCTTCTGGTGGGACAAACAATACAATTACACATGTTATAATTGCAGATGCAGCAAGTAGTGGAAATATACTATTTGTAGGAGCATTAGACGTACAAAAGGTAATTGAAACTGGTGATATATTTAGAATTAACGCAGGAAACCTTACAATAGAGTTGAAGTAATGGCATTAGTAATATCAGATAGAATTAAGGAAACTACAAATACAGTAGGCACCCAAACTTTTCAATTAGAGGGTGCAGTTACTGGTTTTGAAACATTTGCCGCTAATCTATCTGATGGTGATACAACTTATTATGCAGTTACAGACAATACTAACTTTGAAGTTGGGTTAGGCACAATTAATGAGGGAGCTTCTCAAACTATAAACTACACAGTTACAGTTGTTAGTGATGGTGGTAATAAGTTTGCTTTGAATGGTGTTACTAATCCAGTTATTACGTTTGTAAAAGGGTTTACTTATGTATTTGATGTTAGTGATAATACTAATGGATCACACCCTTTAAGGTTTAGAACATCTGCTGATGCTTCTTATACAGATGGCGTTTCAATAAGCGGCACACAAGGACAAGCAGGTTCTACAGTCACAATCGTTGTAGCAAGTGATGCACCATCTACATTAAAATATTATTGTACATCTCATGGTAATGCTATGGGTAATACAATCAATGTTATATCTGCTGTAGCCACACTAGCAAGAACAACCATCTTAGCTAGTTCAAATAGTAATAATGCAGTTAGTTTTGGATCTGGAGCCAAGACTATATTTTGTACATTGCCTGCTGGTAAAGCAGTAATAAAAGATGCAAGTAATAATATCAATGGTACATTTGTTGGAAACATAACTGGTAATGTTACAGGTAATGCTTCTGGAACAGCAGCAACAGTAACAGGTGCGGCTCAAACAAATATTACATCTGTAGGCACATTAACTGGATTAACAATAGATGGTGATGCAACATTTACTGGTGCTAATGGTAATGTAGTCTTTGATAAGTCAGATGATGCATTAGAATTTGCAGATGATGTAAAAGCTAAGTTTGGCACAGGTGGTGATTTAGAGGTATTTCATAATGGAAATAATAGCTTTATAAAAGATACTGGTACTGGTGCTTTAATTTTAAGCACAAATGATTTAAAAGTGCATGATGCTTCTGTTAGTGATCTTCTTATAAGAGCTATTCACACTGGCGCAACAGAACTGTATCATTCTGGATCTAAAAAGATTGAAACCACATCTGCTGGTGCAACAGTTACTGGTGATTTATTGATTTCAAATTCAGATGCAGACGCAGTTGCAGATCCTACTATAACTCTTTATAGAAACTCATCTTCTCCAGCTTTTGATGACGAAATGGGAGAAATAATTTTTCAAGGTAGAAACAATAATTCTGAAAATATAAATTATGGTAGAATTGTAGGAAAAATAGCTCAAACAACCGATGGCTCAGAAAAGGGAAATATAGAATTTAAAATAATGGAAAGTGGTACAGAAGCTACTTTTGTACAAATGGCATTTGATAATATTTTTGTTAATAAACAATTAACAATGTTTAATAACATATTTTTAGATGGTAATTATTCTATTAAATGGGATGGTGCTACAAATAATTCTAATACTACATCTTTAGTTGTAACAGATCCAACAGCGGTAAACACAATCACATTACCAGATGCTACTGGAACAGTATTAACAACAGGTAACTCAGATACACCAACAACCACAACATCAAGTAGTGATGCAGACTTTGTTTTAATAGATGATGGTGGAACTATGAAAAAGATTACACCAACTAATTTAGGAATAACTGCTGGTGCAGCTTCATTGGATGATGCAACAGCATTAGCAATAGCGTTAGGATAAGATATGGCAAATACATTTAAAGTAATAACTCACACAGGAATGGCTGCAAGTGCAGGAACGCCAGAAACCTTATATACAGTTCCTAGCTCAACAACAACAGTGGTTATAGGTTTAACTTTATGTAACATTTTAACCTCAAGTGTTTTAATAGATGTAAGATTAGACAGCTCAACCAGTAACTCTGGTGGGGGAACAAATGTCAGTACAGGTGACGGAATACATATAGCAAAAGATGTTCCTATTGCAGTAGGATCGAGTTTAGAATTATTAAGTGGTGGTAAATATGTTTTACAAACTGGGGATATTTTAAAAATAGATTCAAACGTAAATGGTGCAGTAGATGTTTGTTTAAATATAATGGAGATTACATAATGCCATTAAGCACAATAGCCTCAAATCAAATTAAACAAAATACTATTGTTGATGCTAATATCAACTCTAGTGCTAATATAGCAACTACAAAACTTGGAACTGGAGCGATTGTACAAGTAGTATTTTCAAGAGTTGCTGTTAATTCAACAGTAATTACTTCTTCATCTTATGCGGATATACCTCAAGGTGGACATCAAATAACTATTACACCAAATTTTTCTAACTCTAAAATTTTAGTTAATTTTCTTGGCTCAAGAATGAGTTACACCACAACAAACGGTAATTGTTTTTTACAGCTTCACAGAAGTATAGGTGGTGGGTCTTTTTCATTTTTAGAACAAATAGAAGCTAATAACTATAATAGTGGCACTTATGGATATTCAAGATCACAAGCTGTGTTTGACGAGCCAAACACAACAAGTGCAGTTATTTATAAAATGATGGGTAAGTCAACTGGAACTGGAGATGCCCACTATACTGGATATGGAGATGTTCCAGCTACACTTACAGCTATGGAAATAAGAGTATGAGCTACATTGGAACAGCACCACCACAAACATTTTCTACTGCTACAAGTCAATCTTTTAGTGGTAATGGCAGTACAACTGTATTTACTTTAAATAGAGCAGTAAATAGAAGTGAAGACTTGGAAGTGTTTGTTGAAAACGTACAACAAAAACCAGCAACAAGTTATACTGCATCTGGAACAACTTTGACTTTTCAAGCAGCACCAGTATCTGGAACAAATAATATTTATGTTATATTTAGAAACTTTGCTATACCAAGTGCAGGTGGTCCAAGTTTAGCGAATAATAATTCTTTTGCTGGAGTTAACAATTTTGCACAACCTTTAGTAAACTCTGGTACAATTGCTAGTGACATAACAATAGCTAGTGGAGAAAGAGCAATGATGGCTGGAGATATATCCATTAACTCATCAACCACAGTTACAGTAAATGGAGTGTTAACAATTGTCTAAAATATTTGTAGATCAAATAGCATCTAAAACAGTAGGCACTAATTACAACTTTATTAAACAAGTTGGTCATGCAAAATTTCTTGGCAATGAAACTTCAAACTCATCTAGTTTTGTAGATATTACAAATTTAACTGTAACACTAACCCCTTCAGAGACAACAAGTAAATTTTTAATTATAGGTAATGTAAGTGCAAATGCAAATCAAAATCAAAGAGGTGGTATTAAAGTAGTAAGAAGGATAGGTAGTGGTTCTTTTAGTGATTTTGATTTACCTGATTTTAGCGCAGGTTCTTTGGGTGGTGCTACTACTTCTAATAGTGCTAGACAATTAGCTCATGCTATTTTTGATGGTGGTGGTTCAAATATTCCAAATACACCAGTTTCAATAATGCTATATGATTCTCCAAGCACAACATCAGCAGTTACTTATAAAGTTCAAGGCATGGTAGAAGGTTCAAGTTATATTTATATTAATACTTTTCAAACATTTTCTGATGCAAATACAGTATTTACACCTATGTCAACACTTACTGTTATGGAGGTGGCTGGATAATGAGTGGAATTATAAAAGCAACAAACTTAGAAGTCACCACTATTAAAGATAAAACGAATAGTAATACTGCTATATCTATTGATACAAGTGGTAGGGTAAATATACCAAAAGTACCAGCTTTTGCAGTAAGAGGATTTGGTAGTATACGAGATAGTGAAACTGTAAATGGAGTTTCAGTATCTGGATCTGGTACAGATATTATATATAATTACACAACTATAGATCTTAATAGAGACAATGCATTTGATAATAGTACAGGCATATATACGGTTCCAGTTGCGGGTTTATATCAAATTCAAGCAGGTTTTGGTTATAAATCATCAGGTAACTATATGTCCATATCGATCTATGCAACAAGCTCAGACGCTGCTGCTCATGGTTTTATAAAAACTTGGGCAAACAATGATAATAACCATACTGGCAGGCAACTTGCAACTATCGTATCGGCAAGTGTTGGGCAAGAGTTTGCTATGGGTATGTCTGATCAATTTTCAACTCCGAGTTCGGGTGCGCATTACTGTTGGTTTTCAGCTTATATGGTAGGATAAAGATATGACAAGTAAATTAAAAGTAGAACAGATAGCACACACCAACAATGTTTCAGCTATGACTATTGATAGCAGTGGTAATGTTTCTGTAGCTAAAAATTTATTAACACCTATTAGACCAGCTTTTTCTGTACAGTCTGGCAGAAGCAGTGCAATGCAAGATAATAATTGTTTTTCGCAGTCATATGCGTCTCCAACAGTAATTTTAAATCAAGGTAGCCATTTTAAAACAAGTGGCACTAATGATGGTAAGTTTGTAGCACCAGTTGCTGGTTTATATTACTTTGTTTTTCAAGGATTTACTTCTGATTCAAGTAATCAAAACTCTAGTGGTACAACAAGAATGCATTTTACAAAGAATGGAGATTCTATAGGTAATCTACTTGGAAGACACTATTATGATCATCATGCATCAAATGACCATGCTAACTTTTCTGCACACGAAATTGCATTATTAGCAGCTAATGATGCAATAGGAGTACGAATAAGTGCGAGATATTTTTACTCTAGTTCAAATTATGACGGAAACCCAACATTTTCAGGATATTTCATAGGATAAAATATGTCTATAAGTAAAATACAATCAGAATCAATGAACTTAGCAGATACCTTTGCTTTTACTGGTAGTGTTAGTGGTGCAGGCAAGATTTTGAGTTTTGGCAGTTATAACTCTGGCTATGGCTCTGGAGCTAGATTATCAACCACAAGCACATCTTGGGTAAATCTTGAAATAAACGGAACCAATCAAGCAGTCTTTGGTCAAATTACAAAAAATTCTGATGATAGCTTAAACTATAATAAATTAAGTAATTCTAGTCATTTGATAATTGGTATGAACGTTCCTGTTTATAATAATAATGGAAATAATGGACATGGATTTAGATTAAAATTTGAAACTACTCAAGATAGCGGAACTTATAATGTTCTTGATATAACAAATGAAGGACCAGCACACGGCTGGGGTTGGCATGGATATGGTGGTGCCACCTCCTCTATGAATAATTGTATATGGAACACCTATGATAACGCGACTTATAGAAGTGCAATACAAGGCTATACTGGTAATGTAAGGTTTTTCTTTGAAGTAAGAAACTGGACTTCAAACGATAGTATAGCCTATAATGATTATAACGATTCTTATCCAAAATATTCAACATTTACAGTTTTTGAGGTAGCCGTATGAGTTATATAGGCAACGATCCAAATCAAGGATCATTTTTTATACAGAAGTTTACAGGCGATTCAACCACTACATCTTTTGGTTTAAATCAAAATATAACAGATGGATCACAATTATTAGTGACTATAGGTAACGTAGTTCAAGAAGAAGGCTCTGGCTTTGCGTATACTGCATCTGGCAATACGTTAACTTTTTCAGAAGCTCCAGCTAATGGAGATAAGATTGTTGTAAGGTTTTTGGGTGTATCACTTGCCACACCAACAAGTTATACGAATGCAGTTAGATTTAGATATATTGCAACAAGTGGTCAAACTGTATTTACAGGTGAAGATTCAAATGGTGCAACACTAGACTACACAATTAATAATATTGATGTATACTTAAATGGTGTAAGGCTAGATCAATCTGACTTCACACAAACAAATACAAGCACTATAACTTTAGCATCTGGTGCAGCAACAAGTGATGAATTAGTTATAGTTGTATTTAAGGTTATACAGATAGCAAGTGCAGGTGGTGGTATGTATAAAGGTGATAGTGGAACAATAAATAGTGCTGGAGCAGCAGATATATTTAGAGTGCATCAAGCACAACTTGATACAAACACTACGATAGAATCAACAGAAAATGCTATTGCAGCAGGCCCATTGACTATAGCTGCAAACAAGACATTAACGATACAAGGTAATTTGAGTATAGTATGAGCCAGATAAATGTAGATACAATAGCTAATGTAAGTGGAACCAGTGCAATGGGTATCGATAGTAGTGGTAGAGTTACACAGCCACAATTAGTTGCATGGAATGTTTTTAGAAATGCAACAATGTCATCAAGTGGAGATGTAACTTACACTGGTTCACATTTAAATGTTGGGACTTGTGTAAATTTATCTACTGGAGTTTTTACTGCTCCAGTTACTGGTCATTATTATATCTCTTTTATGTGTATAGGTGTTAGTGGTGCTAATAATGCTGATTTATTTCTATATCTAAATGGATCAAAGGATACAAGTGCAATATCGATGCGACCATCAAATCAAAATGCAAATGAAGGCTATTCAACAAATAGCAGTGCTTCTTCTATTATTAGTTTAACTGCAAATGATGAAGTTAAATTTAATTCAACTGGAGCATTGTATAGTGATGGTAATAACTGGACAAGATTCAGTGGATTTTTAGTAGGATAAAAAACAGTATGAGTACATTAAAAGTAAATAACATAGACACTCAAACTGGCACAACTATATCTGTTGCAAGTGGTAAGGTACTGACTCAACCCGGTTCAGTAATACAAGTAGTAAGGAAAACTACAGATCAAACTGGTCATGCTAGTTCAACATCAAGCTCTTATACAGATATTGCAAGTTCTTCTCTTTCAATAACTCCAAAATTTGCAAATAGCATGATTCGTTTTAGTTGTAGTATATATATGCACTGCCAAACAAATAGTACTAGATTTAAGTGGACCATATTTAGAGATTCGACTGATTTATCTACACTTCATTCTTCCACATCATATGGAGAATATGGGTCAGGAGCAGACACTGCAACTAATACTTATGACTGTTGGACAAGAGTTGCAATTGATTTTCCAAATACCACAAGTGCTGTTGCGTACTCTGTTCAATTTGCTAGAACAGCAGGAAGTGGTGGTTTGTACGCTCATTCTAATGGGGTAAATGAGTTTATTCTTGAGGAGATAGCACAATGACTTCTGAATTAAGAGTATCAACTATTGCAGCAGTGGGTGGAACCAGTGCCATGACGATTGATAGCACTGGCAGAGTTAACTTGCCACAATTAATTGCTTTTACTGCATATGCTAATAGTAATTCAAGTGTTAATGTTTCAGTTGGCAGTAAAATCCCATATGATGTTACCACTATTAATAAAGGTAATGGTTACAATACTTCAACTTATGTTTTCACTGCACCAGTAGCAGGAGTATATTGGTTTTCTTATTCTGCTTGGTGTAATCAATCAGCCACAGGAAGAACTGGGTTTTATAAAAACGGCACTGCCTATGGAAGAAGCGATTACCCAATAGGAACAAGACACAATGCAAGTAGTTATCAAAATGATAGTGCTAGTTCTGCAATAGAATTAGCTGCAAATGATACAGTAGATATTCGTGCTTATAGTAGTTCAGTTGATGTATTTGGAACAAACTATTTTAGTGGATATTTAATAGGATAAAGGAGTAAACATGGCATCAATATCAGAAGCACTTATTGCATTAGACATAAAAGAATGGACAATGACTGGTGAGCCTACATCAGAAAAAGAGTTTAAAGCTCAATTTAAAAAGGTTATTGGAGTTGATTCTAACGGAACTGGAATATTAAGTTCAGATCCAAAAGATTTTGGAACAACATGGGCAAAAGTATCTGCCAAACAAAAGGAGTTAACAGATGCAGAGCCTATGGTAGAGCTTAGAAAGCAAAGAAATGATTTGTTAGCAGAGACTGATTTTTATGCTTTATCAGATGTGACGATGTCTGATGATATGAAAACATATAGACAAGCATTAAGAGATATAACTAAAGACGCAAAGCCTACATTAAAAGATGGAGTATTAGGTAATGTTACTTTTCCAAATAAGCCGAGTTAAAAATGTCTAAGGCAAGAGAAGTTGCAAAATTAGGCGAAGTAATGACCAATAGTCAGATTGGGGGTCGTAGAAACATTATAATTAATGGTGCTATGATTTGTAGCCAAAGAAGCTTGTCAACCACAACTGGTGTCAATGCAGGGTATCATACATTGGATAGATTTTTTACATCTGGGAATAGTGCTATTGGTCAATACACAATATCACAAAGCACAGATGCACCAAACGGATTTTCTAATAGTTACAAAATAGATGTTACCACAGCAGATACTTCTTTAGCAGCAGGTGACCATTTTGGAGTTTCTACTAATATTGAAGCAAAAAATTTATATCAAATAGGCAAGGGAACAAGTGATGCTCAGCCTTTAACTTTGTCTTTTTATGTAAAGTCAAATGTGCAAAAACAATTTGTTGTAGAATTAACAGATAGTGGAAATTCAAGACACATTAACTTTCAAAAAACTGTGTCTGCTACAGACACATGGGAACGAATGATTATTAATATTCCTGCTGATACATCTGGCAGTTTTGGAACTGGAACTGCTAAAGGTTCAGAGTTAAATTTTTGGTTAGGTGCTGGAACTACATATACAAGTGGTAGCATTCAAAACACATGGGTAAGTAGAACTGCCGCGAATATAATGGCAGGTGTAGCTAATATTGCTGACAGTACAAGCAATGAGTTTTTTATAACTGGAGTACAATTAGAAGTAGGCTCTGTAGCCACACCATTTGAGCATAGGTCATATGGGGATGAGCTTTATTTATGTCAACGATACTTTGAGGTTAGTGGTACAGGCTCTGATAATCCGAGTGGTTGGCATTTTAAAAATATGTCTACTGAAACTTGTCATAGTAATGCGTTTGTTCCGGGGCAACAATATAAAGTTGAAAAAAGATCAAATGCAACAGTTGTTTTGTACAGTAGAAACGGAACTTCGGGTAAAGTATCCTCCTTTAACACTGGATCAGATGAGGCAAATAGTCATGCAACAAATGTAGCAGGAAAAGTAGGATTTCATGCAGTTCAAAGAGATACTGGCACTTACACTACGGGACAAGGCTACGAGTATGGATATACAGCAGATGCAGAATTTTAGAGGTTAGTATGATAATAGAAAACGCAAAATATATACAATTTGATGGAAAAAATAGTGCTATAGTAGCAACTATAGATGGCTTGTATTCTTCAGTTCCGCTTGACCCAAATAACAGACACTATGCAGAAATACTTAAACAAGTAGAAGCAGGAACACTAACCATCAAGGATGCTGAGTAATGTTAGCTTTCTCTGCATTTGCTGAATCTCCTTTTTCTTCATTAGGGGGAACTGTTAGATTTGGTAGTACAACACAAGAAGCTATCTTTTCTAAAGTATCGGCAGGTGTAGGAACATTTACTGGAGAAGCTGATTTATCTGCTAATTTTGTAGTAAGCACGTTGGCTTTTGTCTTGCAGTCAAATGGTGCAACCTTTGAGTTTGCATTTACACAATCGGCAGATGGTGTTAAAATAAAACCGGGAGTTTCATCGCAAGATATAAACTTCACACAATCTGCTAATGGCATAAGAAAAGCTGTCGGTGTTGCTCCTGTTAGTGCAAATTTTGTACAAAGTGCAAATGGTGAAAAATTATATGAAGAAATTATACCAGTAGACAATGAAACATATGCAACTATTACACCAAGCTCTGGTAATACTTGGACAGAAATTGTTCCTACAGGAACAGAAACATATACAGAAATAGACGCGTGAGGATATTATGGCATCAACATTTACAGTAAACACAGGAATAGAAAAAATAGGTTCTGGAGAACAGGCGGGTTCTTGGGGTGATACTACAAATATAAACTTTGATATTATAGATAGAGTTTTAAATGGTGTTTTTACAATAACTGTTACTGGTACAGTAAATTTAACAACAACTGATGGAGCTGCATCAGATGGACATTATAAAGTTATTGTTTTAGCCGGAACTCCGGGAAGTGGTTTTGATCTTAATATCATACCTAATGACATGCAAAAATGGTATTTTATAAAAAATGGAACTGGGCAAACAGCAACAGTAAAACAAGGTGGTGGATCAGGTAGTACGGTTGCAATAGCAACAGGAACGTCAGCTATAGTTTTTGCAGATGGCACTGGTGCAAATGCTAATGTAAACAGCATACCAACAGATTTATTAGGTGACACAACTCCTCAACTTGGAGGGGACTTAGATACAAATGGTAATGCAATATTGTTTGGTTCTAGCAAATGGGCTATATCACTAGATACTGGAGATAATGAATTACTGTTTAAGTATAATGGAACAACAGTATTTAAATTAGGGTCAAATGGTGCAGTGACATCAGCTAATAATGTAACAGCGTTTGGAACAAATTTATAATGACATTACAGTCTAGTGGAGCAATATCATTATCAGATATAAGAGATGAGTATAATACAGGCTCTAATGCTCCAATTGTATTTAACGACTATTATAGAGGTGGCTCTCTAGTAAAAGCAAATGCTGTCAACAATACTTCAACAAATCTATCAGCAGATGTTCCAACAAGTGCCAACAACAACCCTTTATCTGTAGAAGATTTTTATGGTCAAGGAAAAGGGTTTAGAAGGACATTTAATGCCACTGCTACAAATCAAACTGGAGCAACTATGTTTGGTGATGATTATACATTAGACTATCCAAAAGAAATAGTTGTAGATGCGAATGTTACAGTTGGCGCAACAAGCACAAGTAATTCTGCAATACAAATTAGCTCAGGTCTTCAAGGAACAATATCTTTAACAAACAATGGAAGCATAGAGGGAGCCGGAGGCGCTGCAAGCACCCAAGGGGGAACTGCCTTAACTTGCTCTTCTACTGTTACAGTTGTAAATAATGGAACAATAAAAGGTGGAGGCGGAGGCGGAGGCACTGGTGGTGCTGGAGGCAAAGGCGTATATACTGGATCTGCTACTTTTTCTAGCTTAGTCGATGAAGGAGGTGGAGGCACTGCAACTCCTCAAAATAATCAACCAACATGGATGAACTCTATTTATACGAGTGCTGGAAACTTAGATGGTCAAGGCGTAGTAGCAGATAGACTATGGGGCGGTATTAATGCGCAGTTTAATCGTGGAATCAATCCAGCACAATTTGACATAAATCATTCTGGCAGTGCAGGTGCTGGTTTTTCTGGAGCTTGTGCAAACAGAGGTCCAATTTATATTTCTGCACAAACTAATTTAACAGGTGTATATTCTGTTAGTGCTTCTATTAGCGCACAATATGGAAGTGGCTATGGAACTCCTACCATAAATGTAAGTACAAGTAATGTTACTTCTGGTACATCAATAAGTAATAGTGGAACTGTTGGCATAGCATCAGGCTCAACATATTATTTTACTGCTTATGGCTCAAGTTCTAATGGCCAAAGTTATTATTACAATACTTTAAGTATGTCTGTTTCTGGATCACCATTGGTAACACAAAACGGCGCATCAGGTGGGGCAGGTGGCGTAGGCGAAGGTTATAATCAATCAGCAGGAGCAGGCGCAAGTGGTAGCTCTGGATCAAATAACGCAGGATCAGGAGGTACTGGTGGTACAGGAGGCGCTTTTGGTCAGGCTGGAAATGCTGGTGGCACAGGTGATAACGGATCAGGCACAAGTGTAACTTATCCAGCTACAGCACCAACGAATGGATCGTCTGGCGCAAGTGGAGGTGCTGCTGGATTAGCTGTATCAGGTATGAGTAATGTAGCTGGAGGAAGTTTAGGTGGGTCTGGCACAACAGTTGGAGGCACAGCATAATGCCGTTACAATCATTAAAATTTAATGCAGGAATAAATAGAGAAATAACATCTTATTCTAATGAAGGCGGGTATTATGATGGAGATAAAATAAGATTTCGTTTTGGTTATCCAGAAAAGATAGGTGGTTGGGAAAAATACAGTCCTAACCAATACTTAGGTAGTGCTAGAAGATTACATAACTGGATAGCCTTAGATAGTTCTAACTATTTAGGAATAGGAACACATCTTAAATACTATATAGAAGAAGGCACAACTTTATCTGATATAACTCCTACAAGAAAAACATCAACTAATAGCATAACATTTTCTGCATCTACATCAGCCAATAATACAAGTGCAGGAACAACAACAGTTACTGTCACAGATACGAGTCACGGTGCAGTTGAAAATGATTTTGTTACAATATCTGGAGCAGTTAGTTTAGGAGGCAATATAACAGCAGCTTTACTTAACACAGAACATCAAATTGTAAATGTTACTGACGCTAATACATACACAATAGTTATTGGAGTTTTAGCCACAGGATCAGATAGCGGCAATGGTGGCTCAGGAGTTGATGGTGTATACCAGATTAACGTAGGATTAGATGCAGTTGTTGGTGGTAAGGGATGGGGAGCAGGAGCTTGGAACGGAACTACTACAGGAGCTGTTCAAACAACTGTTAACGATAGTGGTGGCTCTCTTGGTATCTCAGATACAACTTTAACTGTTGCGGATTCAAGTCCAAGTGGACATCAGATAGTTGCTACTGATGAGATATTAATTGGAAGTGAAATACTTACTGTAACAAATGTAAGCTCAAATGATTTATCAGTTGATAGAGCGCAAAAAGGCACAGATGCAGCCACACATACTAATGGAACTGTTGTTAAGTTAATTACAGGTAATGCCAGTACAGATAATGATTTTGTAGGATGGGGTCAAGAAGCCGCTATTACAGTTACAACTCAAATTAGACTTTGGTCACATGACAACTTTGGTGAAGATTTAATAATAAACGTAAAAGATGGTCAACTTTTTTATTGGGACAAAACTGGAGGTACTGGAACAAGAGCGGTTGAATTAAGCACAGCATTGAGTTCTCAGAAAAGCGTTCCTACAGTTGCAAAACAAATATTAGTGTCTGATATTGATAGACATGTTATAGCATTTGGATGTGATGGAATTAATACAGCAAACCCAAGTTCAGCTAACGGAGATGGTGTTCAAGATCCATTGCTTATTAGATTTAGCAGTCAAGAGAATCCTGTAGATTGGTTTCCAACAACCACTAATACAGCAGGAGATTTAAGATTAGGTGCAGGCTCAACATTTGTTCAAGCTGTTGAGACAAAAAGAGAGATATTAGTTTATACAGATAAATCTTTACATTCAATGCAGTTTATAGGTCCTCCCTTTACATTTGGTATATCGCAGCTTGCATCTAATATTACAATTATGTCTTCAGCCTCAGCTATAGCTACAGAGGATGTTGTGTATTGGATGGGTATTGATAATTTTTATGTTCATGCAGGACAAACTGCACAGTTGCCATGCACAGTAAAAGACAAAGTATTTTTAGATTTTAACCTAGCTCAAAAAGATAAAGTTATTGCTGGTATTAACTCTGAGTTTGGAGAAGTTATATGGTTTTATCCATCCGCAGGTTCTTCAGATAATGATAAATATGTTATATATAATTATAACGACAAGATATGGTATTATGGAACATTAGGCAGAACAGCATGGCTTGATAGAGGTGTTAGAACATTTCCTCTGGCCACAGGTAATCAATTTATATATAATCATGAATTAGGATTTGATGATGATGGCAGTGCTATGACAGCGTTTATAGAATCAGCTCCTATGGATATAGGTGATGGAGATAAATTTACTTTTATTAAAAGAATAATACCAGACCTAACTTTTGATGGATCTACCGCTTTAAGCTCACCAAATGCCGTATTTACTATTAAAGCAAGAGATTTTCCCGGCGCCGCATACGATCAATCAGGCACAGGAACCGCTACAAGAACAGCCTCATCACCTGTAGAGCAGTTTACAAATAAGTTAGATTATAGAATTAGAGGTCGTTCTTTTGCAATAAAACTAGAATCTAATGCTTTAGGATGTAAATTTAAGATGGGAACCCCTAGAGTTGACATGAGAGAAGATGGAAGAAGATAATGGCACAAGTAAACACACCTGCACCAAGATTACCAGAACCACCAGAAACAATTGATAGAAGATACATGGAAGATTTAATTAGAACTTTACAACTCTTTATAACTCAAGAGAGGAATCCCGGGGAAATGAGAGGCACTAAGCTTACTTTAACAGATTTGCCTACATCAGCTACAGGACTAGAAACAGGCGCTCTATACAACGATAGCGGCACAGTAAAGGTGGTTACATGAAACCAGCTTTTGTTTTGTTATGTTATTTGGCAGGTAACCCAGCGGGACAATTGCACATGTCTAACGTAAATAATTGTACATATTTCAAGGATAGATTAGCCAATCAAACTGTTAAAATTGGTGAGCAAACACAAAAATATGATTGTTATTGCAAGTTAGTTAAGGTAAATAAACAAATGAGGTTGTGGTAATGATACAAGCACTTATTGGGCCAGCTACAAAGCTGTTAGGAAAATTCATAGAAGACAAAGATACTAAGAATAAGATCGCTTTTGAGTTAAGCACTATGGCAGAGAAACATGCTCAACAACTTGCTCTTGCTCAGATAGAGCTAAATAAAGCTGAAGCTCAGTCTGGCTCTTTATTTAAGGGCGGCTGGAGACCAGCAGTTGGCTGGACATGTGCGATTGCTTTTCTGTATCACTTTATTTTAAAAGATTTAATAATATTTGGTTGTGCAATGGCTGGTGTGACAATACCAGAACTGCCGAGTTTTGATATGGGTACACTTCTCACCGTTCTCGGCGGCATGCTAGGAATCGGAGGACTTAGAACCTATGAGAAGCAAAAAGGATTAACAAAGTGATATGGGTTTATGTAGCAGAATATATAGCAAGGAGGCAAAAATATGAATATAGATGTTTTGAGGGAAGAGATTGCCGCAGACGAGGGATGCGTCATGAAAATATACAAAGATCATCTTGGATACTTAACCTTTGGGATAGGGCATTTGGTAAAAAAGACAGACATAGAACACGGATTTGCTGTAGATACACCTGTTTCTAGAAGAAGAGTAAATACTGTTTTTGCAGAAGATATTAACTTATGTATGTCTGATTGCAGAAGATGGATTGACAAGTTTGATACACTGCCAGAAGAGGTGCAACATATTTTATGCAACATGATGTTTAATATGGGGTATACAAGAATGAGTAAATTTCGTAAACTAAAGGCAAATATAGAGAAAAAGAACTGGTCTGGCGCAAGCGAAGAGATGAAATCAAGCAAGTGGTATACTCAAGTAACCAATAGAGCAGAGAGATTAGTTCAAAGAATGAAAGCAGTAGGAGCATAAAATGTTACCAGCAATTCTAGGTTATGCGGCATCAGCATTAGCCCCCACAATAGGAATGAATGCAGTATTAGCGAGTGCTATTGGTAGTGGAATAGGTTCGTTATTACAAGGGGGAACAACAGAAGATGCTTTGGGTGCAGCTGCATTAGGTGGATTAGGTGCTGGTATAGGACAGTCATTAGGAGGCACATCATCTGCAATGGGTAGCGATCCTAGTGTTTTTGCAGGTACAAATGCATCAACTCAATTAGGTTCAGCTGGGCCAATGTCTGTTCCTAATGCATCATTAACAAGTAATATGTCAACCCCAGCATTAGGAGGTAACTTATCAGCAGGTCCTTTAGGAGGTAATGTTGCAGCAGGGCCAAGTTTAACTAACCCAGACTTTAGTTTAGCTAATTTATCAAGTAAGGCTGCTCTTGGCGCAGGACTAGGCGCATCTCTTGCCCCTCCACCAATGATGAAAAAAGAAGAAGATGATTTTGTTGCTCCTAGAGGAGCGCCTATAAGCGGTAAGATAAACAGACCTATGGATGATTATAGGCCCGGATTTGATTCAGAGTTTGATTATGGATTTCTTCCAAACTTTCAAGAAGGTGGATTAGTTAATTTAGGTGACTCTATGATGCCTGAAGGTGAGATGAATGACAAAGAATTAATTAATGCAGCAGTAGATGCTATTAAAGGTGAGTCTGAAAACGCAGAAATGATACTAGGTCAGTTCTTAGCAAAGTTTGGAGAAGATGCCTTAAGAGATTTAGTAGATAAAGTTCAATCAGGTGTTTTTGATGAGAATACAGGAGAAGCAGATGGCATGGTCAAAGGCATGGGTGATGGCATGGATGATATGATACCAGCATCTATGACAGATTCTGACCAAGATGTACTGCTAAGTGATGGTGAGTTTGTGGTTCCAGCAGATGTTGTTAGTGGTTTAGGTAATGGCTCTTCCGATGCTGGGGCAGATAAGCTTGAAGATATGATGGATAGAGTTAGAGAGTTACGAACTGGTGGAAAGACTCAACCACCAGATATACCAGATGAAATGATGTTGCCTGCATGATTTGCACAGCCGTGCCAAAGGATGCATTAGACATTGTCTGGGCAGATGCTAGTGGATTATTGAATAAAGCAATACAAACTAGTAAAGGTAAATATCATATAGATGATATCTACCATGATTTAACTAAGGGCTTGTATAGCCTTTGGTTAGTAATAGATGATAAAGGTGATGACAAGGTGATAGCCGCAATAACAACTAGAATAATAGAATATCCAAGTAAGAAAGCTATGGCACTAGATTGGGTTGGCGGTAAGAGAATGAATGACTGGTTGCCTTTGGTGTTAGAAAAGATTAATAGTTTTGCCAAAGACTGTGGATGCGAGCATCTTGAGGGATACGGAAGAAAGGCATGGTCTAAAGTGTTAAAGAAATACAAATGGGAGCCAGAATACATTGCTTATAGAATGGAGTTAAATGATGGGTAAGGGAAGATCAAGAGCACCACAACCAACTGAACAAACCGTAGTACAAAGTAACCTTCCTAAATACTTTGAACCATATGCTGTAGATATGATTAAAAGGGCTGAGTCTGAGTCTAAAAGAGAATATACACCATATGAAGGACAGAGACTTGCAGACGAGTCAACTGATTTATTAACATCAAGAGACAGAGTAAGAAACATAGCAGATTCTGGTATAGCTGGTCTAGATACAGCTCAGTCAGGAGTTAAGGCTGGTATGGGCCGAGCTTTGCAGGGGTTAGGTTTTCAAGCAGGGCAGTTTGATAGCGCAGCAGCACAGCAATACATGTCTCCCTATATGCAAAATGTAGTGGATGTTCAAAAAGCACAAGCAATGTTAGATTTTGATAGAGGTCAAGCTGGTAGAGATGCTCAGGCCGTGCAAGCAGGAGCATTTGGGGGCAGTAGGCAGGCTATAGCTCAAGGCCTTGCAAATGAGGATTTACAAAGAAGATTAGGTGAAATACAAGCAACAGGACAGCAAAGAGCATTTGAACAAGCTCAACAACAGTTTGAAAGAGATAGAGCTGCTAGAGAATCCGCAGAGCGTCTTGGCATTACTGCTGGTGAAAGCTTAACATCACAAGCAGGTCAACTTGCTCAACTTGGAGATTTAGCTAGAAAAGGTGATGTGCAGGCAGCTGAATTGCTAGAAAAGATAGGCAAAGATCAGCAGGCAAGAGAGCAAGCAGGATTAGATTTAGCATACGAAGACTTTGTAAGACAAAGAGATTATCCAAGAGAAAGCTTAACATTCTTATCATCAATACTAAGAGGTGTTCCGGTTCAGCCGTCTACTGAGACTGTAAAGTTTCAACAATATAATCCAATACAAGAAGCTCTTGGAACTGGTATAGCAGGTCTTGGTTTATATAGAGGATTAACAGGATAATGAATATATTACAGATACAAGATGATTTAAAAAACTTTTCTGAGCAACAACTCATAAATGAAATGCAGAGACCATCTGGCAATGCACCTCAATATCTTGTGTTATCTGAAATAAATAGAAGAAAAAGAGTCAAGTCTGACTTTGAAGCTAATAAGGCAGCAGATACAAACACTGTTGCGGAAGAAGCTGTAGCTAGTGCAGGGGTCCCTGCGGAAGGCATGCGGGGCATGGCGGAAGCAATGGCTCCTAGAAGTGAAAGTTCACTTGTAGCACAACCTCAAGGAATGAGAACTGGTGGTCTAATGAATTTTGGTCGTGAGATAAATAGAGAGATATCTGAAGATGTTAGTCCATTCTTAGATGAAGTTGCAAATATGGCAGAAAATAGATTTAACATAAAACTTGATTCTATGGAGAATCAGTTTGCTCAGATGAGGCCTATGATAGACGAGGCACCTGATTATATGCCTAGACCTGCTGTGATGGATAGAATGGTAAGAGAGCCAATGACTCCTTTTGCAAGGATTGGTGGTATTAGCCGTTTATCTGGACTAGGAGGCAAAGGAAGATCATCTACTATACCTTTTAATCAGGGTGGTATTATAAATGCAAGAACAGGATTATCTATAGCGGACAGAAATCAAAATCCCGGAAACTTAAGATTAACTGATGACCCTTTCTTTGGGACCACTGGGCAAGCAAGTGGTTATGCTACATTTGCATCTCCTGAATATGGTTTAAGAGGTATAGCATTAACATCTGATAAATATGCAAAAGAAGGCGTTAAAACAATAAAAGATTATGTAGAAAAATATGCTCCTAAAAAAGATAAAAACTTAAACAACAAACAATATGCAAAATTATTAGCGGATAGTTTGGGAGTTGGAGTTGATGATGAAATAGATTTTTCTGATGATAATGTTCAAAGAAATTTAATACCTGCTATTGCTAAGTTTGAAGGATACAAAGGGCCTCTTGACTCAGGAATGGTAGACAGGGCTGTGGCTGCAAGTGGAGAAAAGGAAAATAGAACTAAAGTTGATGAGGTATTATCAGGCATAGATTCTTTTAAACAAAATCCTGTTAATTATGGTAAAGACACTGGTAAAGCTAACTTTATGTCAGCAATGGCTAGCGGTAATGTAAACGTTGATGAAAATAAAATTGACGTAGGGTTACAAGAAGCTTTGAGAAAAAATCCACAATATAGTGAGCTTGGAGATGAGTTTCCAACATTTACTACATCTGAAAAGAATCAAAATATGGAAGGTGAGTTTGGTAAAGCAGGATTAGGTAGACCTAATTTAAATTTATTTCAAAAGATAAGCAGATCAATGGGCGGAACAAAATACGCACAACCCGGAGAAATAACATTTGAGCCACCATATGGACAAGGATTAAGATATTATGGTGATGATGACGATGAAAAAATGGGGGATGCAAGCAATATACCTGTAAATGTTGGAACTGATAAAAAGGGTAAATTTATTGAAGAAACTGTGAGTACAGGAGACCCTGATGATGATGCTGCTTCTTTATATGCACAAGATCTAGAGACATCATCTAAAGCTGCGGCTAAAGCTGCGGAAGAAAAGGCCGCAAAACCACTTACACTTGATGAGCAGTTAACATCAATGCAAGAGGATTTAAAGAAAAGCAGAAATCAAGATAAATGGCTTGCTATTGCACAAGCAGGATTGTCCATTATGGCATCTGACAAACCTACATTAGGTGGGGCAATAGGTGAGGGTGCTAGTGTTGGTTTACAGGCTTATAGAGACGCACAAGAGCGTTATAATGAGGGTGTAATAGATATACTTAACGCAAGATCAAAGTTAGCAAAAAATAAAAATACATTTAGTACTAAAGATATTTTAACAAGAATGTCAGCAGTTGATAGCGATCTTATGAAAGCTGAAGAAAATTTAAATAAAGCCCTATATGACAGACCTGCTGATAAAGAAGGGCACACAGCTATTAGAAATCAAATTAGAAAATTGACAGAGTTAAGAGACAGATTGCAAATTTTAGCAGGTTTTGAAGGAACAACTACAAATAAAGAATCTAGAGCAAAGCTTATAAAAGAACTTACAGGTCAGTAATGGGACTAATTAGAACTGTAAATCCTTTAACTGGAGATATTATATCTCATGAGATTGAAGGAGACTCACCTACACAAGAAGAAACACTAGAAATACAACAGTATATGTCTTTGCTTGGAAAGCAAAAGACAGCAGAAAATATACCAGATGATGATGGTAATTTATTTACAAAAGGTATTTCTATTGGAATAGATCAGCTACAAAGAGCTTATGGTGATGCTTTGGTTGGCGCTGGTAAAGGTCTTGGTATAGACAGTCTTAGAGATTATGGTCAAGAAGTTGCAGATAGAAATGCAAGAGAAATAGAAGAGCAGTCTGCTGATGTTAGAAGGTTAGATAGTATAAAAGATTTATCTACGTTTGGTGATTATGCGGCCTCTACTTTTGGTCAACAGTTACCTAATTTATTACCTTCAGTTGTAGGTGGTATAGCTGGTTCTTTTTTAGGACCAGCTGGAACTATAGGCGGTATTAAAATAGGAACTGCAATAGGAGCAGGTCTTGCTAATTTACCTTATTTTTACGGAACTTTTGTTCCTTCTGCTACAGATCCAGAAACTGGAGAAGTAAATCAATTAAAAGCTTTAGCATATGCAGCTCCTTCTGCCGCCTTAGATACATTAGGTGATTTGTTAGTCACTGCTGGTTTTGCAGGCAAGTTATTGTCTGGAGGAGGCTTGTTTACAAGAGCTGGTAAAGGAGCTGGTAAAGGTGTAGCTGCTGAAGTTCCAACTGAAATTGGTCAAGAGATATTGCAAAGACACGCTGAAGGCAAGCCTTTATGGAATCAGGAAGCCTTAGATACATATATAGAGGTTGCGGCTGCCGCTGGTCTTGTTGGTGGGACTGTCTCTAGTGTAGGTAATATTGTTGGTGGTCAAAAGAAAAATGAGCCAGATGAGATTACACAGCTTGAAACAGACATGACAAAACAAGCAAAGCAAGTTGATATCATGAACGCAAATGCTACAACTTTTATAAATAGAGAAAAGGATATTAATGATTTTAGAGACGATACTGGTAAATTTATCACACTATCTCAGTTACCAGATCATATAAAAGAAGAAGTAATAGATAAAAGAACACAAAATATTACATATGGTGATGTTGTATCTGGGGCCATTAATCCAGATTTAGAAATAAATAAAGAAACTTTGTCTCAAGAAGATTTAGACATTGTTGTAGATAGGGCTAACGATCTTGAGGCAGACGTAACAGATAAAGATTATAATAAGGTAAAAGATGCTGTAAAAGCAAAAGGTGAATATAATCAAGGTATAGCAAGACAAGCTTTAAAAACAAAAGATAAGCCAAATATACCTCAATCTAAAATTAATGGAATTAGAGATAAGTTGTTAAGAAATGGAGTTATTAAGAAAGAAAAAAATAAATTAGTTCCAACTACAACTACACAGCAAGATATTAATTTAAAGGCTGAACAACTTAAGTTTAGAGTAAAATCTATATTAAGAGAGATGAGCAAAGTCCAAGCTAAAAAGAAAGAGCAAATGACTATTGAAGATCCATCTATAGAGCAAATAAATGAAATAGATGAAATGGATGCACAAATAGATGCTTTAAGCGAAGAATATAAAAAAGTTTCTAATAAAGCGAGCACGCTTGCTAGAGAGTCAGAAAGAAAATTAGGCACTCCTATAAGGCTTGCACAGATTATACCTTCTCTAGAGGCTAAAAATGCTTTTAACAATGCTAATGTTAAGACACCTGAGTACTCTGCGAAACAATTAAATGTACAAAAGGCTCTTAGGTCTATGTTAACGGGCTTGGGTTTAGGAGGTATTAAATTAGATTTTAAATCAATAATTACACCAAAAGGTGTAACGCCAGAAGACATGGTTGCATCTGGTACAGTGGTTGAAGGTGTTCATAGTAATAAGGTTATAGCTTTGGCTATGGAAATATATGACCCTAATTTAACAGAAGCAGAGTTGCAGCAAAAACTAGCATCAGTAATGAATCATGAGATTATTCATGCATTATTTGAAATGGGCGTTTTTAGTAAACAAGATCAACAAACATTAATTAATGTGGCGGATAAAAAGAAATATGTAGAAATAATAGATGGCAAGCCAGTAACTAGAAAATATACATATATGAAACGAGCTGCTCATATGTATCAAACAAAAGACAATGGTAAGCCATATACAAAAGCAGAACAAGCTGAAGAGGCTGTAGCAGAATTATATAGAGACTGGGCAGACAAGAAGATAACTCTTGTAGCAAAACCAAAAAATCTATTTGATAGAATACTTAAATTTTTTCAAGCTATATTTACATCACATTCACAGGAAGGGTTTAGGAAAGCCAACGATTTATTTACAGATATAGGAAGCACTGATTTTCAAAAAAGAGTATCTAGAGTTCAGAAACAAAAACAAGATCCTGATGCGTTACAAGAAGTTTTAGAAAGAGAAAGTAGATTAGGAAGGCCAGTTATACTAACCGATGAGGTTATGAGAAATGCCCAATATAAAACTGCAAAGAAAACAAATTCTCCTGACCAAAAGAAAATACAAAGTAAATTATTTAAAAACAGAGAACTTCCTGAAGGTCAAATGGTTACAGTTAGACCTAACTTAAATGGCTTTGTTGAACTAGAAGACGGAAGCATGGGCATGACACAAACTGTGCATCCAGCTAGAACTTATGGCACAGCTTTAGGATATGATTCTGTAGTAGCTATAACAGATAGCGAGTTGTTAGTGTCACCTCAAAAAAGAGCTGATAT